CGGTGCATCAGGCACTAGAGCAGGTCTTATTGCAGCACTTGCTGCACTATTAGGTGAATTACCAACACTATTTGTTGCATATACAACAAAAGTATAACTTGTTCCTTGTGTTAACCCCGATACAACTATAGTACCACTACTTGCTTGTGATAATGTTCCTGTTATAGATCCAGGCGTACTAACCGCTGTGTAACTCGTAATTGCGTTACCACCATTACTTGATGATGCAGTATATGGTACATTAATTGAAGTACCACTGCCACTAACATTAGTTGGTGTTCCAATAGTTGGCGCAGTTGGCACTACAGCAGGTGATATAGAATTACTTGCCGCACTATTAGGTGAATTACCAACGCTATTTGTTGCATATACAACAAACGTATAACTTGTTCCTTGTGTTAACCCCGATACAACAATAGTACCACTACTTGCTTGCGACAATGTCCCTGTGATTGACCCAGGCGTACTTACCGCTGTATAACTTGTAATTGCGTTACCACCATTACTTGATGATGCAGTATATGGTACATTAATTGAAGTACCACTGCCACCCACTCTTGTCGCTGTACCGATTGTTGGAGCAGTTGGTACTACCGCAGGTGCAATTGAATTACTTATAGCACTATTTGGTGAATCACCTACAGCATTAGTAGCTTTTACTACAAATGTATAACTAGTTCCTTGTGTCAAACCATTAACACGTATTGTTCCACTACTTGCTTGAGATAATGTCCCTGTTATAGACCCAGGTGTACTTGTAGCTGTGTAACTTGTAATTGGAGTACCACCATTACTTGATGATGCAGTATATGGAACATCAAGGGATGTACTACTACCACTTACACGTATAACTGTACCAATAGTAGGTGCTGTTGGTACAATACCTGCAACAATTGAACTACTTGCTGCACTATTTGGTGAATCACCTACCGTATTAGTTGCTTTTACTACAAATGTATAACTTGTTCCTTGTGTTAGTCCACTTACACGTATTGTTCCACTACTTGCTTGTGATATAGTTCCTGTAATAGACCCAGGCGTACTTGTCGCTGTATAACTTGTAATAGGTAATCCACCATTACTTGATGATGCTGTGTATGGAACATCTATTTGGGTACCACTACCACTTACATTTAATGGTGTACCAATTGTTGGAGCAGTTGGTAATGTAGCAGGAATGACTGAATTACTTGCAGCACTATTTGGTGAATTACCTACTGCATTTGTTGCATAAACAACAAAAGTATAAGATGTTCCTGCTGTTAATCCACTAACACGAATGGTTCCACTGCTTGCTTGTGATAATGTTCCTGTTATATTATCAGGTGTGCTTACCGCTGTATAACTTGTAATAGGTAATCCACCATTGCTTGATGATGCGGTATAAGGTACATCTATTTGGGTACTACTTCCACTAACACGTGCTGCTGTACCAATTGTTGGTGCTGTAGGTACAAATACACTTTCTACAGTAAGTCCTGAGAATGTCATTCCATTGAAAGTTAAGCCCATAATTTGTTACCTTATGATCTAGAACCTGTTGAAGGTCTTGGTGGTCTTGTTATTGTGGTCATGGGACTTTTATTTCCCATCGTAGACATAAATTTTTTCTGATCAAAAGGGTCAAAAGCAGGTTTAGTTCTATCTCCTGCATAGGGCATTTCAATCTTATCTTTTTGTTCAGCATTGCGAATACGTGACATATATTGCTCACCATACTCCTTACTAGCTTCTTTACCATCATCTTCTAATTCTGTGTGATCTAATAAAGGCGTATGACTAGCTTGATTTGCATATTGTTCAGCTTCATGTGTCACACTATCATCATATCCTGCTTGAATCATACGAACCATATTCTCATCATAATTTAGTAAACGTGCAATTTGCTTTACCATAGGTTCAGTACATGGATATCTAAATTCAACATCTATAATCCATATCGATTGATTTTGTAAGTTTGGAAACCCATATGGGTCTTTTTGTATCGGTGTGCTCTTAGGTTCACTGATTTTGACAGGGTCAAATTTCTGTAAGTTAAACATAAACATGTCTAACCAATTTTTATTACAGTCTCCTGCAACTTTAATTTTGTAATTGTAAGTGCGTACACTCTCTGTTAAATATTGGCGAAAAGTTTTCATAAACTAAATTCCTGTTAAATTATTTATCTCAATCGGGTTTTTTGTCTTGGCTGTTTTTATCAAGTAAAGTCTTTAATAACTCATTTCTATCTAGTACTCTACCTTCTCCAAGATCTTGTTTTTTCAAATTATTTTCTTCTTTTGAATTAACAATGCTTAATTTTCTATCAAGCTCAGCTTTTTTTAACTGCAAATCAATCATTTTTAGTTTTTTGTTGACTTTAGCAGTCTTGGCTGTGATAGCATGACCCAACATAGAACTAGCCACAGCAAAAATTTCAGCACTAAATCTACTGTCAACTTGCATACCTAAATTGCTTAAATCATGGAAACTTTCTACTGCTAATTTAGATATTTCATCTAGTTCACCATCACTTGCATCTAACCCTTTTACTTGAGGTAATGCATTTTCTACTTTTTCAATCGTGTTCAAAGTATCCTCAGAAATGAGTTCTTTAGGTACAATTTGTGTTTCTTTAATATCATGTTCAGATTCTTCAGGTTTTTCCTGCGAATCTAATTCAAATAAATCAATAAGACTTTTAGTAATTTTAACTCTCCAATATAAAATATTTAGTTAAAACTACTTTGTACCGTTATGAAATATATCAGACTCAGTAACTACTCTAAATTTTAAACCTTTACTTTTACACCAAGCATTTGCTGCTTGCCACTTTGCTGTATTTAAAGCTACAGCTAATTTATCTTTTCGTGACTTTGCTTCTGTTATGTAAGCTTGTTTTTTGGGTTTAATTTCAACTACTTCTCCAACAGTTTGCCCATGTTTGTTTTTATATACAATGAATACATCAGGTACATAAATTGTTTGTTTACCTGTTAATGGGTTACGATATGGAATTTGTATTGCTTCACTTGCCCATTGTAGTACAGCAGGATTGTTGTCACAAAACATAAAAAAAGTCATTTCCCATCCACTTCGATATTTCGGCTTACCATTGCCTACATATTTTTGTGGATTTCTTACTTCATAAATGCCTTGTGCATATTTTGCCATGCTCTACTGTACAACATTTCTTTGCACCGATTGCACAGGACTTAACACATTATTATATCCAAACATTATTGCTTTGTTATCATTGATACTATTAAGATAATAAGCCATGGTTAAGTTAATCTGCATGGTTGATGTTGAACTCTTAAAACTTTCTAGCAATGTTAAAACATTGACACCTGTTAAAGTAGCAATTCTAAATAAATTTACTGTAAATGCTTCACTAGTTTGTTGATCATTAGTAAATTTATTGAAAAAAGAATTGACAATTTCATATTGACCTGCAGGTGGTTCAATTTGAAAATCATAAAACGCATCATAGATGACGTTTGTTATATCTTGAGTTTGATTGGATACACTTATTGGCATAATATACTATTTAGATCAACCACCAGGTAGCCCTGAAGCATTTGTTGGTGTAGTTATATTATTTGCGTTTGATGTGCTTGTGTTTTGAGTTGGCTTAAACGTAGGGAACTTAAAATTAGATGCTGTATTTACAGCAATTTGCCCTAACCCTGCTGTTAATTCTGCTTTAGCAGCAGCTTTTAAACCTGCTTTACTTAAATTCTTTGATGCAGTAATACCTTTAATCGCTGCACCAACAATATTTCCTGCACTTAAATCTTGTTGTATACCTAAAGCAGCATCAATTAATCCACCTTGACCTAATATCGTATTACGTGTACCTGCTTTTGTAATAGGACTCTTTTCTAAATCATAGTGAGATGCTTGTCCAAAACCTTGTACTATTTGATCAGGACTATTACCATTTAATGCACCATCATAATACTTAACATACTCATATCGTATAGACATACGATTTTCCATGGTTGCGTTTGTTTGATAATAATCATAAGTATCATGCTGCCATGAATCAATAATTGGATTAACTAATTGATATAAAGCAAAGTTATGTTGGTTAAATCCATAGATGTTAATATTTCTAAAGAATGGAACTTTACCTGTAGTCAATGATACAGTTTGGGGTGTTGGATTTAATTCTACTCCACTGTATCCCCATTGATCAGGAGGTAATTCAGGTGTATATTGATTGGCTGTTGCTGCTGCACTATTATTTTCATTATTAGGGTCACCAATATTATAGCTATAATATGCATACCAAAGTTTACGAACTAAGTTACTGTTGTCATCGTGAAATGTAATTTGTACAGGATCATATTTGATTTTTGTTTGCACAAAACGATGATGGTTATATTGATTTAAATCATGTACATCAAAAGAATATTTTGGCAAATCAACACTTTTTACAGCTAAACCAAAGTTTTTATCTGTTGGAAAAAGTGATGCTGTGTTAACAAATTGTTCGTTTATATCAAAGTATACATGAAACAGCCACTTAAATTTTGGTGAATAGCCAAAAGCATTTGTTACAAATGTTTTTGAAGCATGTGTATAATCTTTTAAAAACTTACGACCGAAGAGTTCCTCGGTCGCACCTTGCAACACCTGTTGAAAGAATCCTGCCATAATACTAAACTAATTAACCGCCAACGCCACTTACATTAGTTAATATTTGTCTTGCTACTGCTGCACCAACACCTTGTTGAATACCACTATCAGTTGGTGTTTGTACTGCATTATCATAACGAATTGTTAATGAAATTGTAACAGGTTCATTTGTTCCATAATTTAAAGTGTTATAGTTTGCATTTTGAATAAAGCAACCATAAAGTTCCCAAGTTTCCAAAACTGTTGGAATATGAATACCACCACCTCCATCAAGAATTTGGATGGTAGTTTGAAACTTATAACTGCTACCTGCTGCTGCACTTGCTTGTTCTTCAAAATCAAATTGCTTTTGAATTTGTTCACCAACACGCATCGCTACAGCACCCGTTGCATCATCACGTAAGTTCAATGTAATTGCTTGCCACTCAGGTTTACCTGCCAAATATACACGACTATTATAAATTTCTAAAGGAATCTCAGGAAAACTTACTTGCGGACGTGATACGTCAATAACCTGTTTAGTAAGTTCAGTAGTAGCTTTGTCAACACCAATATTTTGAAACAATACACGAAAACGATATTGTAACTTTGGCATTAACAAACCTTGACTATCACCTCCTACATCACTGCCTACAGGCACTGTCATTTTTGAGATTGAAGTAAAACTCATTTTTATTTCTCCTATACTTTTATTTATCTTAAATTAGGAACCCAAAATATGGGTTCCTAATCTTTTTTCATTAAACACCTGCTGCAATTTCGCCTGTGTTCAATATACGAACAGGAATGTAAATGAATTCCACTGCCTTGACAGGTTCAATCGCTATATCAATCCATAATTGATTAGCATCAATTCTAGCAGGTGTGTTATTACTTTCATCACATACTACGAGATAATCGTAAAGACCACGCTTTGACTGAACATCTGCTAACAATGTTTGTACGACAGCTTTTGCCTGTGAACGTGTAATCACATCATTAGGTTCGAAGATAAATGGACGAACTGCCTGTTGTAAACGCTCACGTAGGTAACATATCAAACGTGCAACATTCGTACGATCAAGTGAACTTTGACTATCAAAGCTATTCTTATTACCAAAGTTGAGTAAACCAATATTGGTAAAGAATGCTACAGGATTAATAAAGTTTGTGTACTCAATATTACGTAATGCTAAACGGTTCTTTGTTACTACAAATTCGCCTGTTGCTGCATCAATGTAACCAATATTTGTTGCATTGTCTACAACACCTCGACGTTGACCTGCAGGAGCAAACCATGGATAAGCAATTGTATCGTTACGTAAAATAGTACGTAATAACATATAGCTTGGTGGTAAAGCAACTGCTGCACCTGTTAAGTCACTGCCAATACAACTTGGATAATATAATCCCATGTATGTATCACGTGTAACTAATCCATCTTCACCTGTTGATGTTGCTCCTGCTGCATTAGTTGCCCATGCAGAAATAGCGTTAGCATCATCAGCAAGACGCATTGGTGTATCACCAACAATGTATCCTGTTTGACCACGATCATTATTTAATGTGACCATGTTTGGCTGAAGCTCAGGATAATTTGGTGTAGCAATCAAGTTAAAGTATGTGTCTTCTTCACGAACTGATTGGTTTGTATCAATTGCTGCTTTCATAGCAGATACAACCATTGCACGTTGTGCTTTACGACCCATATATGGAGCACCATTAGTCATATTTCCACTTGTTGTAACCCATGTATAACTAAACTCAGGTAAACTTCCAGGCGTTGTCGTTGGACTAATATATGAACTTGCATTTGGATAATTTGTTTGTGTAAAATAATTAGTTCTAAATTGTTTTACGTTATAACCACTTCTACGTGTGTTGAATAACAATGTACCACGTGGATATAGTGAATAACTTGGAGCATCCAAATCAATATAGTTACTTGATAACAAGCTCACAATTGTTGGGATTGCATCATTGACAGGGTCTACGCCACTGTTTGGTGCCCAACGTGCATCAGCAAATACTACACCATTTTCTGTAACTTGGTCAGTATTGTCAAGTAATACCCATTGTGCTAAACCACTAACTAATTGCCAACGGTTAATTACAGGATAATTTTCAAGATCACTTGTATCAATCCAAATATCACCATATACTAAAGGTGTACCATCACTTTGTACTGTTGGTTCACTTGCACTGATGATTGGACCTGCAGGGTCGGTTGTACCTGTTGCAGTAGTTGACCACAAACCATTTGTACCATAAGTTGCGTTACGATATCCAACCCACTGTGTACCTGTGTTGACCATGATATCAACTTCATCAACAACACTGTAATACCAATTTGTATTATTTGTTGGTAGCGTTACAGGACGAATATCATTTGACTCATAACTAAATTCTTGCCAATTACTTAATGCAGTCATGTAGGAAGGTGTCATTTGTCCACCATAAGGTAACAATGAAACAATTGCTCCACCTGCTGCTGTTACATAAGCTGTTATTGTACTTGTTACGTATGGAGTTAATGATGAACCACCTAAGGTAACAATATCACCTGTTACATAACCTGTACCACCTGATACACTGATTGAGCTAATTGTATAACCTGTGTAAACAATACCTGTTACAGTTGCTCCTGTACCTGTACCACCTGTTACAGTAAACGTACCTGCTGTAGGTCCTGATGTTTGTAAGGTTACTTGAGACATTGGGCCTGGTTTGCTGCCTGTAGGTGCTCCTGTTGTTGCACTTAAAGACAAACCTGCGATATCAATTGCACTGTTTGAATATGCATTATCATCTAGAAGAATTTGACCACCCTCAGTATGAGTCAATACAATTGCTCCTGTGCCTGATACTGATGCTGTGGTATAAGGTATATTTGCTGCTGACCATGCAGCAACAAAATCTGATGCACCTTTAGCTGCTACAGTAGCAGGTAATGAAACTACATAACGTGGTGATAACGATGAACTACCAGGCATACTCACATACACACCAAAAGTTGATGCCCCTGTGCTAAAATTAGGACTTGTATTTGTACCTGTGAATGTTGATGCACCTGTTGCACTTCTACGGAATAATTGAATAGGTGCTGCGTTATCTGTTGCACCGAATGAATATTGTGCATATAGTGTGTTTACTGCAATATTTTTACCACCTGCTGAGTCTAAATCAGCACTTGCGCTTGCATCATCCAAATATAATGGGCATGCTAGTGAAACAAAAGTATCAGTTGCTGCCACATAACGACTTGTTACTAAATTTGTACCTAAGTTGGCACTATTAGTTTTAATCCACAAGCTTCCTGTTGGACGTGCTGTAGCACTTGCTCTCCAATTTGGTTGTTGAGCGTTTGTACCATAAAATACTGTAGGAGCATTATATGTACCAACTTGGAAACCAAATTGTGCCCAATGTGTTCCGCTTGCACCATCTGATAAAGTGATGGTTGAATCATATAATGAACGTTGGAAAATATTAACACGATTGTTTACAACAACAGCTTTTAATAATGGCACATCAGGAATTGCATTAATTGCTGCTGCCAATGTTGAGGCATCAATACCTGAAGCAAAAGTTTCAGTAAATGTTTTTGCACCACGTGTTACAGAAATTGTAAGATTGTAAGATGTGCCTGGGGTGACTGCGCTACCTTGTAATATAGGCACTGAGCTTAACCAATCTTGACTACCAACTGCAACCCAACTATTATAAAGTGAATCACCTGTACTTAAGAATTGACCTGCTTTGTACCAATATGTATGGAACATGTCAGGATCACCGTAATCAGTAACACCTGTTACAACAGCATAGTCACCAATATTTCCAATATAAGACTGTGGTTCTTGTGATGAATTTACAGTATCTGCACTACTATCAATAACGATTGGAGTTTGTACATCAAAATCAAGTGTTGATTGATTGAATTGGAACATACCCCATGTACTATTTGTTGTATCTAACCAAAATGTTCCATCTGCGGGATTTCCTGCAGGGCGACCAATTTGACCAACTAAACTAGCTAAATCAATATCTGCACGTAAAACATAACAAAGATTGGTTGCACCAAGTACACTGTATGCGGTCATTAAACCATACTCATTTAATTCATAACCTTGAATAGGTGTACCATTGGTGGTTTTATAGAAAAATGGATTTCCATAAAGTGTAACAAGATCACGCTGACTTGTCACACGGTATAATTTATTTGCATTTGCTGCGGTAGTTGCTACAGCGACCCCTGTGCCCGAAGCATTTGCCTTGTTTTGTGCTGTAGCTACTAACAGCATTGGAACTGAATTTGAACCTGCGGGTAAGTACTGACTCTGATCGATGATCGTTACTTCCACGCCTGGGCTAACAAGTGCCATATTATTTCTCCTAATGAATAAAAATGAAGCTATACCTCATTAATATTATTTAGGAAATTTACTGAAAAAGACCCTGTAATACACTCTACTAGTAGAGTTGCGCTTATAAATAGGCAAATGAGACCTATTTGCAAAGTTTGTAACAAAAACCCACGTGCCCCTGCTTATTATAGGAATGGTAAAAGATATTTTAGAGCACGATGTTCTACTTGTATTTCAGCTAACAAACAATTACCAAAATCCAAACCTAAATGGGAACTTAAAGGTTATAAAAAGAAAGTAATTTGTGATGTATGTGGGTTTCGTTCGCAATATAATTCACAAATCACAGTATGGCATATTGATGGCAACTTAAACAATACTGAATTAATAAACTTACGCAGTGTATGCTTAAATTGCGTTGAAGTAATTAAGAGAAAGCAGACACTATGGAAAGTTGGCGATCTTCAAGTAGATTATTAATTTTTTGGTGTAATTCATCTATTGTACTATCATTTTCTATAACAACATCAAAATTTAAACCACAATGACTGTATTCACTAGCATGTACTTTTGCATCTTCTAATTCACGCCTAGCTAATGCCCAACCCATGTGCTTTGGTCCTGAGTTATAGGCAACGGCTGCTTCATACCATGATGGATCTTGACCACGTTTAACACGTACGACAATACCACCTGATTTATGTATAGCATCTACTTCATTTGCAAATCTACAATCAGTGATAACAATACTGTCTTGAGTTTTACTTAATTTACGTTCGACACTAGCAACCCATATTTCATCATGAAAATGATTTCGAAATAATTCTGTGCCCCAATTTTGTAATATCATTCTTGGTGTAAGATTAGGTATGTTTAAACGGGTTGCCCACCATGGATCAACTTCCTCTCGCCATGCTCTACTTGATTTAGTAACACCATCAAGCATTTCACGATCCCATCCAAATACTGCTGCTACGGTATCTTTTAAACTTTCAGCAAATGATAAACGTCTAAATCCATGTTCATCAATAAGATAACTTGCTATGGTGTCTTTACCACTACCAATTAATCCGCATATACCTACAATCATAATACCCTCCACATAAACGTATTATGACATATATATTGCAAAAATAAAGTATATTTGGATTTTTATCCTTGTACCCAAGTTAAAGGTTGTGACCAATCAACATAACGCTTGAGTTCGTCGATCAATTCAGCAAAACCTTCCTTAGCCTCAGCTTTCATTGCTGTGCCATTTAATGTGGTGCCACCCGTAGGTCCTGCAATAGTGCCAAACTTTTCACGTGCTTCACCAATAATCATCTTACACTGACACAGTGTCCAACTAGTTATCCAATTGGCAATAGATGGATCCTTTAACAATGTAATTTCAGGTTTCATATTGTATGTCCATAACAATAACTGTTCACCACTGCCCTTAAAATTACGAACAAAACTAATTTCTTTTGTTACAGGATTAAACGTAAAAATAACATAACCACCAAACATACGTGCAGCTAACTCAATATAACCTGCATAAAAATCATAAGTAGCTAAACCCCCTGCATAGTTATAATTTAACAAATAAGTATTTAAAATTGCACTAGAAAATGGATCAAATGAAGAAGCTGCGGGTCCTGTTTCCAACCCAACTGTTCTGCGAAATACTTCACGAACTATAGTAACTTCTTGTGGTAATATGTAAGTATATTGATTATTTTCTACAGTAAGTAAACTGTATGATTCTTCATACGCATTAGTGGCACGTTGTCTATATGTTGCAATTGCATATTGATATGCTGCTTCATAATGTGCAGGATCAAGTTCTAAATCAATGATTCCTCCACCTAAACGTAAACGAACATTATTAAATAATGCTTCTTTTTGATCTTGTAATGGAGGTAGTACAGGTGTAACTGACATAATTTACTCTCAGGTTATGAAAGTATTTATTCAGTTTCATCCTGTATTTCATATTGATTGCCACAATCAGGACAAATAAAACAACATGCTTGTGAAACATATACAAATCCATGTATATGTCCACAATCACCTTTTAGTATATCAAATGTAGACCGTTCATTGGTAGTTTGCATAACTTCAATAGATTTTGTAAATAAATTCACAGATCACCTTCTTTACGATTTTCGCTATACCATGGATCAAATGAACCACTTGGATAACGAGATTGTAATTTAGTAACATTTTCAGCAATTACGTCATTAGGATCAAGGTTTAAAGCACGACACATATTAACCCAATACCATATAATATCACCTAATTCACGTTTCATGTGAAATAAATTTTCTTCATTAAGTGGTTTACCCTGAAAACACATCTTTTTTACAATTTCCATTAACTCACCTGATTCACTACATAGTCCCATTGCTCCTGTAAGCATAAGTGGCACATTTACATCAGGCCCATGTTGGTTATTTGCAAAATCATAATTACCATCAAGAACATCTAGTCTATTCATAAATGTACTAAGATCATTACTTCCTGCGCTTGTTACTGCTTGAACAAACTCGGTATATTTTTTTAAATCAATTTGTTTATTCATTCCATGCTCCATACTTAAGCCCCTCTGTACCTAAAGAATTTCTACCGTCCAACATATATTTTGGATAAAAAATATTATTTTTATCAATATAGTGTAAAAAAAATTGTGTATGCTGTTTACCAAAGTATTCATTTCTCCAATGCTTCATTTTAGTTCCTTGATAAATTAAAGCATCTCCATCATTTAATTCAATTGAAAGAATATCATCTTGTAAGGTATGGAGGTATAAAGGCCAATCAATATCTTCTTTGTTAATACAAACTGAAACTGAATATTCACAACTTTTACGATCTATGTGTGGCATTAATTTACTGCCATGATAATAAGTCCTATGATAACTATATGACTCAGCTAAGTCTTTTTTTACTATTTTTGCAACTTTATCTCGATACGACATTAATAAACTATCAGTGTGAAACCCACCGTACCAAGAAAAACATCGGTCAACTAAGTCATCTTGAAAGGGGTATGGTTTTTCTTTTGTTATCGGTTTTTCTTTGTACAATCGATCTTCAAAAAGCTTAACGTAATTTTTTAAAAAAATAATCATTTCTTTATTTAAGAAGTTTCTTACAATTTTATATTTCTGTTCACTGAAAGACACGTTAAAAAACCTTTAAAATAATTATAGTTTCGCCCATTCTACCACTTGGTTGTGTAAGTAACGTTTTAATATCTTTAAAAAACTTTCTAGCTGCAGGTTTTCCGCTACTCATTAACTCTTTCAGTTGTTCTTCAGGTTTACGTAAAGTTTTTGTCCCACTTTGTACTACATCAAACCCTAGTATCGTATTTCCTTTTACAGTCATTACTTGTGAATGAGCGTCTGCAATGTAATAAGACAATCTACGTTTGGCAGTATCATATACCCATATTTCTGTTGCACCAATTAATTTAGATGGCAAAATGCTGCGTAATCCTAATTTTTCATCTTTTAATTGAAATTTTATATTTTTAGTTTGTTGTTCAGGACTGAGTATTTTCTTCTTGCGTATTGGTTGCTGTGATTTTTTAATATTAACATAACCATTAATTTCATGAATAATGCTTTCGCAAAACTTAACTAAATTTTTAATTTGTGTTTTAGTCAAATGTGAATAACCTAGCACTAAATCTTTATCTTTACTATTATAAACAGATTGAAATTCTTCCATTTTTTTCTGCCATGTTTCAAGCAGAATCGAGGTATGTTGAGGCAAGATATTTTTTTCAGTCAAAATTCCAACAACATCGGGCAAATTTTGTTTTTTAGTTCTACTTATTAAGTAATCATCAAATGCACCTTCTAATTCACCACATACTTCATGTGCACGTGTACGCATAATTTCTTGTACATTAGGTTTTACAGCGGTATCTTCTTTTTTAATAACTTCAGGTTTAGCAGTAGTTTCTAATAACCGTGTTACTTCATTACTTAATATATGAGATTCGTGTTCTGTTAATTCTAAGCCACGCATGTTCATTCGTGCTAACCAACATAAGGTTACCATAAATTCATTGTCATGTACACGCCTCATTAGTTTAGCGTGTGAATCTTGCTTCAACCATTCTAAATATTGTGCCATCATTTCTTTGGCATCTTTCTTATCAAAGAACCTTGAATACCAAGTAAATGATTTTGCTAATGCACCATCCCGTACATCATCTTCAGGTTGCATAATAAAATTTGGTTCATAACCATAATACTTAAGATCTGTATCCTTTGGAACTAAATCTTTAATATTTGAATTTTCGTTTTGTTTCTTGTCTTTCTTAGCCATATCCATAACCCAACTGTACCTTATTTACAATAGAACCACAAAAACTTTCAGATAAATATATAAATCATGCCAAAATTAAGTCTGTGGAGATCACAAAAATCTAACGATTACCGTTTCTTTGATAAAACAATCAGAGAAATGTATACCGTTGGTGCAACTGATATATATGTTCACAAATACATTGGATCAAATAATACACCAAATAATGACCTTACCACACCTGTTTATGATCAGTTAAACCCAACCAATATACAAGATTTAATGTGGTTGGAAAATCGTGACAGAAAATATGATCCTAACATATATCGCATCAGAATGCATTATAATGTTTCTAATATTGATTTTGATTTAAGTCAATTTGGTTTATTCTTAAGTAATGACACCATATTTTTAACGGTTCACTACAATGATATGATTGACATATTAGGTAGAAAATTAATGGTAGGTGATGTTTTAGAACTACCTCATTTACTTGATTATCATCCATTAAATGAATCAATACCTACTGCACTACGTCGATTTTATCAAGTTACTGATGGTAACTTTGCTAGTGAAGGATTTAGTCAAACATGGTTTCCTCACTTATGGCGATTAAAAGCTGAACCGCTTGTTGACAGTCAAGAATTTGCTGATATTTTACGTCAACCTACTAATACAGATAATTACTTAGGTGATTGGGATCCTACCCAATCCTACGAACCAGGCTACACTGTTCTTTATGGCGATAAAATTTATACACCTAAACAACCTGTGCCACCAAATATAGCACCACCTGACCCTGCATATTGGGAACTAAGTACACAACAACAATTAAATGACATTTTGAGCACATACAACAAAAATATTGAAATTAATAACACTAATCTTGCAGAAGCAGCAAGACTTGTACCTAAAGGTGGGTACAATCATGATCAGCTATATGTCGTGCCAACCACCAATGACGGACAACCTGCACCACCTGTAAATATTATTGTTGGTGCTGATTCTCCAACACCGCTTAGAGGAACAATCAGTTATATAACTAACAATCCCGTTGTTATTATTGGTGCTGCAGCACGTGAGGCTATGAAAAAGTTTGCACTTGATGCTAGTATGGATATAACGCTTGACCAATTTATCAGTATGTCATTGCAAGCTGTTGAATTAGAGCCTGAAAGAACTGACAATCAAAGTGGTCCTATGGTAGGAGAAGTAATTCTTACCGCACAATCCCTAGGACCTGTTACAGGACCGTATGGAACTGCAGACAATACCTATGCTAACGCAGATCAATACGTGTGGTTTAATGTTAAGGCATTAGGTCCAACTAACGTGCGTGGTTCCTATATATTGACCATTGAAAATACTGAACGTGATTTAAATGATTTATTATTAATGAGTGCTGAGGGTGCTTTAGTAAACCCATTTTTACCAAATACTAGAATTACAAATGTGATTAGTACATCAATGGTTGAACTAAATCAACCTATACAAAATGAAATTGCAGACGGACAGATTATTGTAGTGTCGAGTAATTTTGATCGTATTATAACCCAAGAAATGGATTATCGTGCTGACGCAGATCCTAGATTTCATTTTATTAGACGCACATCACCAAAATCTTTTGGGTATATTAGTGGTTATTTAGCGGGTGATGGTACAGCACCTAATGGTGAAGCCACACAAGCGGGTATTATGTTCCCTGCAAGTCCCAATGTTGGTGATTATTTTCTTAGAATTGATTATCTACCACAAAAATTATTCAGATTTGATGGGGTATTATGGGTTGAAATTAGTCAAAACGTACGTACTGCAACAGGATTTACATTAGATGATCGTTCACAATTAAGTTCGTTTATAAATAACGATTCAGTAGTACAAACAACTGATGGAACGTTGATACCAAGTCGCCAATCATTAAGTAATGCGCTTAGTATACAACCTGATCAATAGGATTTAAACGTGGCACAATTTTTTTATGATAAACAAGTCCGTAGATTTTTAATACAGTTTGCAAAAATCTTATCTAATTGGTACGTAGAAGATGGTACTGACCCTAACGGTAACCCCATTTTAAAACGTGTCCCCGTCATGTATGGTGATCAAAGTAGAAATGTTGCAAATATTATAAACAATAACAGTCCTAGTAATCTACCAACTGTTCCGCAAATTACCTATTATGTCAATGGGTTAACATACGAACAAAATAGAACACAAGACCCGTATTTTGTTGATAATCTTGCTGTACGTCAACGAACATATAACGAAGAAACACAAGAATATGAAACAACACAGGGCAATGCATTCAGTGTAAAACGTTTGATGCCTGTACCATATCGATTAAGTGTAACAGTTGATTTTTGGACAAGTAATTATAACCAAAAAATGCAATTGTTTGAACAACTTGGTGTATTGTTTAATCCATCATTGGAAATACAAAGTACAGATAATTTTATTGATTGGACTTCACTAAGTGTAGTTTATCAAGAAAGTTTAAATTGGACAAGTAGATCCATACCTGTTGGCACTAGTAATCCTATCGATATTATGACTTGGAAATTCTATATGCCAATATGGATATCAAGTCCAATAAAGGTTCAAAAACTTGGTATCATATATAAGGTTATTAATAGTATATACAAAGGTACTGCCTTAAGTGATATGCAAAATGATGACCTATTGTTAGGAACAAGACAAAAAGTAAGTCCATATGGTTATCAAACTTTATTATTAGGCAATACGTTACAAATTTTACCTGCAAATCAACCTGAATATTTAAGCAATGATGACTTAGAATTACCATCAAGTCCAAATACATCATTAAGTTGGCATGCAGTACTCAATGCTTATGGCACCATCCGCCCAGGCATCTCTATGATTACTCTTGAAAATCCATACATGGATACAGAAATTATGGGAACTATATCCTATGATCCATTGGATGATCGATTATTGAGTTATACAATTGACCCTGATACTATTCCATCAAACACATTACAACCAATTGATCGTGTTATAGACCCGCTAAGTCAAGGTCCTAACGTAGGACTACCTGCCGCAACCACAGGAACACGTTATTTGATTACTAATGATATAGGTGATCCTAATACGATAAGTTTAGTGTGTAGTGAATCTGCGCCATTAGCTGCGGGTGCTACAACCATCACAGTTAGTGGTTTGAATTTAGCTGCAAGTAACACTTGGGTTGGCAGTGTTTTAAGTGCAAGAAATGCTAGTGGACAATCAATATTTTCAAATGGTACAGAAATAGTATCAATAAATTTAATTGCAAATACGATAACAATAGACAATCCTACTATTGCAATAATTAATAACGGTGATAAAATAGTCACAACTACAAGAAATACTGCTAGTGCTTGGGGGGATGTTGTCGCATATCAAAATGACATTATAGAATATAATGGAACAAAATGGGTTGTATCATTTAATAGTCGCACATCAACTACCCCACAATGGGTTGTTAACTTAAGAACAAGTGTACAGTATAGATATAGTCAAACTAATGGTTGGACTAAATCGTTTGAAGGTTTTTATGACCAAGGATCATGGAACATCGTAATATAAATCGTTTAAACAATAGTGTTGGTATCCTATTTTGCGCTCTCAATACCAATCGACACTTGTTTTTACTTAGAAACGATAAAAAAATAAACACATGGGGATTGCCTGGTGGTAAGGTAGAGCGTGGTGAAAGTTTAAAAGAAGCATTACAAAGAGAATGCATTGAAGAAATACAATTTTGGAATCATGGATTAAAACTATTTCCTATTGAACAATTTACAAGTGAAGATAAACGATTTGTTTATCATACTTTTTATTCTTTTGTAGAAAACGAATTTGTACCTATTTTAAACAATGAACATCTTGGTTATTGTTGGATAGATTCTAATATATACCCACGTCCTTTGCATCGTGGTTTATTTAATACATTAAATTATAAAATAATTCAACAAAAAATTGCATTAATACATGATGCTATAAAATAAAAAACCCACTATAAAGTGGGTTTCTTTTTAAAATTACATGTTTACTGACTTGGAATTTGAAGAATTGCCAAATTAGAACCAGGTTGTAGTGTTGCGTTAGCTGCAACAAATGAAACGTGATATGCTGTAGCATTTGCCATGTTACCAATACTATTTGCGTTAGCATAATCAGGAGCAAATCCTTCAGCGTGTGAATTAATAATACTGAAAATTGCAACATTTGCGTTAGATGCATCAACACCTTGAATAGCCATTTGACCTGCTGATAAATTAGCTACGTTACCATCATCGACATTTGACAAAATGCAAACTTGTGTACGTGATGTATTAGCTAAATTTGCGACTAAAAACTTTGATTTACCTTTTTGACGTACAATAAAAGCATCACCTGCTGCATATGAACTTGTAGCATATTGAATATTAGCGATACAAGCAATTGTGTTACCACCGCTTACTGCACCTAAACCATTAGCACCACCAACGACACCAATATTACCAACTTCTGTTTGTGCGGGAATACCAACATCGATATTTCCTGTTTTTTGAATTTTAAGCTTTGCCATTATAATTTCCTTTAGCTCGTTCTAGGAGCCATAACTACCCCATGTAATTATGAGTTCGCTTGGAACAATTGTATTTATCTTAATTTATTATATAGTTGTATTAGCAGTATTTGTAGATGGGAATGATCTACCTGTTCCCCATATAATACGTACTGCACCATTTCCACCTCTTTGGAAAGGAACTGCGAGATTTGGTTGTCCTCCACCCGAACCTCCTCCATAATCACCACCTATACCTGCATTATTTGGTCCAGGATTGCCGCCGTTTGCTCCTCCTGAACCTCCACCTCCACCAACATTTTGACCTGCCCCTGCACCTGATGGTCCTGATCCATATAAACTTACACCTCCACCACCAGCACCGCTAAACCAACTAGAACCTGCTCCACCACCACCGCCACCGCCACCTGAGCCTGCAGTGCCATTAGCGGATGGGTTAGCCACACCACCTGAACCACCTGTTCCGCTGTAGCCACCTGCTCCACCTCCACCGCCACCTTTTTTATCCGATGGTCCTCCACTATATCCTGCACCACCTACACCCCCATTACCTCCACCATCTCCTGTATATGTACCCGCATTAGTTGTGCATTGAGCAAATCCACCGCCACCTCTTACAATACATGTTGAATTAAAATAACTATCTCCACCTGATCCTCCTATAGGAGCAGCCCCTGCAACTACTGTATAACTATTACCTGCAGTTACAGAAATATTATTTTTATAACCTAATCCTCCGCCTGATCCCCCAGGAATACCACAGTATGCATATGAAGTCGCCCCACCACCGCCACCAACTGCAACTACACTAACACTTGAAACACCAACGGGTGCAACCCAAGTATAAGTTCCAGGTGTTGTGTATTCAGCTTGTGCATTAGCACCACTATATGTAATTGAATTACTTGCAGGACTTTGCGGTCCTGCTCCCGCCCCATTAATTGCATACACCTTAAATGTATAGGATGTTCCTGCAGTAAGTAAAAAGTTATTGCTATAAACGATATTACCACTACTTGCTTGATTTACACTTGCTATAACATTACCAGGTGTCGATATCGCTCTATGTTGAGTTATTGTACCTCCATTAGCACATGCTGCAGTAAAAGGTACTGTCACCGTACCCGTAGAAGTTGTTACTGTTCCTACAGTAGTTTGTAGTGGGTAATTTATTGGTGCACCTGTCACGTTTGTTGATGGAAAAGCACGTCCTGCTCCCCATAAAATACGTACTGCCCCGTTTCCACCTCTACCATGCTCACCTATACTATTCGTGCATGTACCACCACCGCCACCACCATATAAACCACCCATAGCGTACGATGTACCAGGTGAACCCCCTGATCCTCCATTACCAACCGTGTTATATCCTCCCGAAGGACTTCCGTTTACATGTATGCCACCTGCCCCACTTGGTCCTTCACCATAAATTCCTGTACCTCCGCCTGGCTGACCCGCTCCATTACCCGCAGGTGGTGATGCAGTATAACCACCACCACCGCCACCACCACCGCCACCTGCACCACTACCACCATTACCAAACATACCGCCACCTTGACCGCCTGAGCCTGTATAACCTCCTGCACCACCACCACCTGCTGATTGTCTATCGGCTGATAATCCTGGTGAACCACCTCCATTACCACCACCTGATGTGCCATATGAAGTTGATACAACGTACGATCCACCTTGTGAACCTAATCCGTTAGCAAATCCCCTCACTCCACCACCTGCACCAGCAGTAGGTATGTTAACAAAGTGACTACACCCACCAGGTGAAGCTGAACCGCCGTTCGTACCGCCTCCCCCCACAACAACAGTATAGGAAGAATTTGCTGTAACAGGATATCCATTTAACCATACAAGTCCACCCCCGCCTCCGCCACCACCTCTTCTTAATCCAACACACAGTCTTCCATTACCACCTCCACCCCCACCTATGGCAACTACACTTATGTTAGATACCCCTACAGGCGCAACCCATGAATAGGTACCAGGTGTTGTATATGTTGCATCATCGTAATTCGGAGCACCTGCGGTTACGGTATTACTATTAGCTGAAATTGGACTATTTCCTATGACATTAGTTGCATATACAGTGAAAGTATATGCTTGACCTGTAATAAATCCTGAAGAAATTACAATATTTCCACTACTTGCTTGACTTACAGAGGCAGTCAAATTATCAGGATAACTAACTGCAGTATGTGATGTGATTGGAGGTCCACCATTTGATGGTGCAGTAAATGGTATAGTTGCTACGTTTGCTGAAAAAGATGCTGTTCCTATAGTTGGCTGCGATGGAACCGTTCCAGGTATTGCACTATTTGATGCGGCACTATTTGGTGAATTACCTACACTATTTGTTGCATATACCACAAAAGTATAGCTTGTTCCTTGAGTAAGACCTGTTACAGTAATTGTTCCACTACTTGCTTGTGACACTGTTCCTGTTATTGACCCAGGCGTACTTACCGCTGTATAACTTGTTATTGCATTACCACCGTTACTTGACGATGCTGTATAGGTCACAGTTGCAGTTGTCGTATTAATTGGGGTTGCAGTGCCAATTGTTGGAGCAGTTGGTACCACTGCAGGTATAATAGAATTACTTGCTGCACTATTTGGCGAATCACCTACGCTATTTGTTGCTTTTACTACAAATGTATAGGAGGTTCCTGCTGTTAATCCACTTACACGTATAGTTCCACTGCTTGCTTGTGATATAGTTCCTGTAATAGAGCCAGGAGTGCTTGTCGCTGTATAACTTGTTATTGCATTGCCACCATCACTTGACGATGCTGTATATGTAACATCAATTTGTGTATTACTTCCGCTTACACGTGATGCTGTTCCAATTGTTGGAGCAGTTGGTACTACTGCAGGTGCGATTGAGTTACTTGCTGCACTATTAGGCGAATCGCCTACTGAATTAGTTGCTTTTACAATAAAAGTATAACTTGTTCCTTGTGTCAATCCACTTACACGTATTGTTCCACTGCTTGCTTGTGATATAGTTCCCGTAATTGATCCAGGTGTACTTGTGGCTGTATAACTTGTTATTGCATTACCACCATTACTTGATGAAGCCGTATATGGCACATCAATTTGAGTGCCACTTCCACTTACACGTATTGCTGTACCAATTGTTGGAGCAGTTGGTACTATAGCAGGTGATATAGAATTACTTGCTGCACTATTTGGTGAATCACCTATCGCATTTGTTGCTTTTACTACAAATGTATAATTTGTACCTGATGTAAGCCCACTTACACGAATCGTTCCACTACTAGCTTGTGATATAGTTCCCGTTATTGAGTCAGGTGTACTCGTAGCCGTATAACTTGTTATAGGAAGACCACCATTGTCAACAGGTGCAGTGTAAGTAATATCAAGTTGAGTGTTACTTCCACTAACACGTGAAGCAGTGCCAATTGTTGGTGCACTTGGTACGACTGCAGGTATAATAGAATTACTAGCAGCACTATTTGCTGAATTACCTATACTACTTGTTGCATATACAACAAATGTATAACTTGTCCCTTGTGTTAGTCCACTAACACGAATAGTTCCACTACTTGCTTGTGATATAGAACCTGTAATATTATCAGGTGTACTTACTGCTGTATAACTTGTAATAGGTAACCCACCATTACTTGATGATGCAGTATAAGTGATATCAATTTGACTATTACTACCACTTACACGTGATGCTGTTCCAATAGTTGGTTCAGATGGAAGATAAAAAACTTCCATCTGCACAGCACCAATAGTTACGTTATTAAATGTTATACCCATAATAGATTTTAGATATTAAAAATTTTTTATGGATTTTGATTTTGCATTGAAGGTAATAAATATTCTGCTTCAGAACGATGAACCCACTTCTGCAATGATTCATCCCACAAATATATCTCACCATCTGTAGGATAAGGAATAGGTGGATCAAAAGAACATGTTGCTTCGTTGAATGTCCATGATTGATAGTTAGGAGCAATAGCAAATTGAGCTTTAATAAAATTTTGTTTATCGATTTTTTCTTGTTCAGTAAATTGTCTTATATCCCATACGTCTTTAACGATACCATCTACCCATTGATATGATAATCCTGTAATTTCTTCATAAGGACCTTCTGTAGGGCGAGCCACACGTTCAAAACGTGCAAATTCAGGTGGTAAATTGTTTACATCAACATTTGGAAATGCACTAACAAAATTGTCTAATAAAATTGGGTGTTCGTATGGTTGCCCATCTCTGATTTGAATAATTAAATTCATACTAACTCCTTAAGTTTAAATTTATATCGTATTTATCTTAATAATTTATTAATTAAAAACGATTGTCAGTGTAGATTTAGGGTGTTTCTCAATAAACGTATATACTTAATAACAAAATTTTTATGAATTTACACCTTTGATTACAGCAAATTGAAGCACAGGAGCTTCTGTTGTAGTCCCACCTGTTGTGTAAAAAGTAATATCAAAACTACTCGCCGCAACATTAGTAACAAAAGTTAAATATTTGTCAGTTCCCGATTTTTGATTTACAATAACTACATCAGTAGCAGCAACGGTATTATTAGTAACAGTAAATGTATTTGGAGTGGTTGATCCTGCAGCAGAAAATAAAGTAATTGCTCCTGTAATTTTATTTAATGTGACCCCGTTAGCTCTTGAAGTAATTTGACCTATTGTTCCACCTGCACCTGTTACGTATCCAATTTGACTAGTAGCATTAAATATGTTCGCACTAATTACATTAGCACCGCTAATATTTCCACCTGATCCTGCCCCTGTCACAAGATTTGATGCAGTTAATGTACCTGAAACATTAACACCTGTGCCTGTAACTACAACCACATTAGCATTACCTGCTGCACTTAAATTAATATTTCCATTAGCCGCAGGTATTGATACATTACTATTGCCATTGCTGATACTACTTGTGCTAATTGTTGTCCAACTTAAATTACCACTGCCATTTGTTGTTAAAATTTGACCATTACTACCGCCTGTAATAATGACATTACCAACTGCACCAAGATTTGATATTCCTGCTACACTTATACCCGCACCTGAAACAACTAATACATTAGCATTACCTGCTGCACTTAAATTAATATTTCCATTAGCCGCAGGTATTGATACATTACTATTGCCATTACTAATACTACTTGTGCTAATTGTTGTCCAACTTAAATTACCGCTACCATTGGTGCTAAGTACTTGACCATCACTGCCCCCTGTGATAATGACATTACCTACAGCACCAAGGTTTGATACCCCTGCTACACTTATACCCGCACCTGAAACAACTAATACGTTAGCATTACCTGCTGAACTAATATTAACGTTGCCATTGGCTGCAGGTATTGATACGTTACTATTGCCATTACTAATACTACTTGTGCTAATTGTTGTCCAACTTAAATTACCGCTACCATTGGTGCTAAGTACTTGACCATTACTACCACCTGTAATAATAACATTACCTACTGCACCAAGATTTGATACACCTGCTACATTCAGTGTAATCGCAACATTCATCGTATTAGCACTAATTATATTAGCACCGCTAATATTTCCACCTGATCCTGCACCTGTCACTAGATTTGATGCAGTTAATGTACCTGCGACATTAACGCCTGTACCTGATACAACAACCACGTTGGCATTGCCTGATGCACTTAAATTAATATTTCCATCTGCAGTAGGTATCGATACGTTACTATTGCCATTATTAATACTTGATGAACTAAATGATACCCAGCTTAAATTTCCGCTGCCATTTGTACTAAGAACTTGACCATTACTGCCACCTGTAATAATTACATTGCCTACTGCACCAAGATTTGATACACCTGCCACATTTAACGCAGTTGCTGCATTTACTGTATTGGCACTGAGAACATTTACCCCTGAAACATTACCGCCTGTTCCACCACCTGCTACAATACTTAATGCAGTTAATGTACCTGAGACATTTACACCTGTACCTGTTACAACAACAACATTAGCGTTACCTGCTGAACTAATATTAACGTTCCCATTAGCAGCAGGTATAGACACATTACTATTGCCATTACTAATACTTGATGAACTAATTGATACCCAACTTAAATTTCCACTTCCATTTGTGCTTAATACCTGTCCATTACTACCACCTGTAATAATGACATTGCCTACTGAACCAAGGTTTGATACACCCGTGGCTATAAGTCCTGTAGTGCCAATATTACCTACATTTGCGTTACCTGAAACATTTAATGTTCCTGTAACATTTGTTCCTGTGCCAGTTATTACAACTACATTAGCGTTTCCTTCCGCACTTAAATTAATATTTCCATTAGCAGCAGGTATAGACACATTACTATTGCCATTACTAATACTTGATGAACTAATTGATACCCAACTTAAGTTTCCACTACCATTGGTGCTTAGAACTTGACCATTACTACCACCTGTAATAATGACATTGCCTACTGAACCAAGGTTTGATACACCTGCTATATTCAGTGTAGTAGAAACATTCAATGTATTAGCACTAATTACATTTGCACCACTAATATTTCCACCTGATCCTGCCCCTGCAGTTATTCCTGAAGTAGTAACAACTATTACATTTGCAGTACCCCCAACTGACATAGTAATATTTCCATTTGCAGCAGGTATGCTGACATTGCTATTGCCATTACTAATACTACTTGTGTTAATTGTTGTCCAACTTAAATTACCACTACCATTTGTACTGAGTACTTGACCGTTACTGCCCCCCGTAATAATTACATTACCCACTGCACCAAGATTTGATACTCCTGATACACTTAAAGAACCTACTGCCAACGGAGCTAAAGTTGCATTAGCAAAGTCAATAATAGTATTTGGTTGTACAGCTAAATCTGTAAATAATTTCCATGTACGGTTAGCGTCACTAGCATCTCGTGCAAATCCTGTGAATTTTTCAGCACCATCATTATATTCGCCAACAAATCCTAAATCTACAGTATCACCTGAATTATTAGCACCAATAAATATCAACGGATCGCCAACAACTAAATCAGTTACATTAGAATAATTTAAATTACCACTAATAGTCATATTACCTGTTATTGATACATTTCCTGTTATATTGGCACCACCTGCTGATATTGTAAATCCATTACCTACAACTATATTACCTGTTGTTGTTAAATTTGATAATATTCCAATACTTGTTATATTTGGTTGAGAAGCAGTAGTCAATGTGCCTGTTAAATAATTAGCTGTTACCGTATTGCCTAAGTTAGCATTAGATGCAGTAATCGTACCTGCAATATTTGCACCAATTCCTGTAACAACTAATATGTTAGAATTACCCGCTACGCTAATATTAACATTACCATTAGCTGCAGGTATATTTACATTACTATTACCATTTGAAACACTTGTTCCACTTGGCAAACCCGTTAATTGACTACCATTACCTAAGAAATATGAAGCAGTTACGTTTGCACTGAAATTACCTGTATTAGCACTAACTACATTAGCACCGCTAATATTTCCACCTGATCCTGCTCCCGCAGTTATTCCTGAAGTAGTAACAACTATGACATTTGCAGTACCCCCTACTGACATAGTAATATTACCGTTAGCAGCAGGTATGCTGACATTACTGTTGCCATTGCTAATACCACTTGCACTTAAGGTAACCCAACTTAAGTTTCCACTACCATTAGTGGATAAAAATTGTCCATTACTTCCACCTGTAATAATTACGTTAGCATTAGAGCCAAGATTAGATACACCTGCTACATTTAAAGCTACCGCAGCATTAACAGTATTGGCACTGAGAACATTAACCCCTGTAATATTACCGCCTGAACCCCCGCCTGTAACAATACTTGTTGCATTTAACGTACCTGTAACATTTACACCATTGCCTGTAACAACAACTACATTGGCATTACCCGCTGAACTAATGTTTACATTACCATTTGCAGCAGGTATAGACACATTACTATTACCATTACTAATACTTGAGGAACTAAATGATACCCAACTTAAATTTCCACTTCCATTTGTACTAAGAACTTGACCATTACTGCCACCTGTAATAATTACGTTGCCAACAGGTCCTAAGTTCGATACGCCTGTAGCTATAAGTCCTGTAGTACCAATATTTCCTACATTTGCGTTACCTGAAACATTTAATGTTCCTGTAACATTAGCACCCGTACCTGTTACAACAACAATATTAGCATTACCTGCTGAACTAATATTAACGTTGCCATTGGCTGCAGGTATTGATACGTTACTATTGCCATTACTAATACTTGATGAACTAATTGATACCCAACTTAAATTTCCACTTCCATTTGTACTAAGAACTTGACCATCACTGCCCCCCGTAATAATTACATTACCCACCGCACCAAGATTTGATACACCTGCTACATTCAGTGTAGTAGCAACATTCATCGTATTAGCACTAATTATATTAGCACCTGTAATATTTCCACCTGATCCTGCACCTGCTACAATATTTGTTGCATTTAACGTACCTGCGACATTAACGCCTGTACCTGTTACAACAACAACATTGGCATTACCTGCTGAACTAATATTAACGTTCCCATTAGCCGCAGGTATTGATACGTTACTATTACCATTGCTAATACTTGATGAACTAATTGATACCCAACTTAAGTTTCCACTGCCATTTGTGCTAAGTACCTGTCCATTACTACCACCCGTTATTATAACGTTTGCGTTTGACCCTAAGTTTGCAGTGCTATTTACAACAAGATTACCAAAATATGTATGTGCTTGAACATTACTATTACTAGCAGTAAGTATAATGTTACCTGTTGTTAATCCGTTCTTTACGTTAAAATTTTTTATTGGCACAGTTCCATATTCCCTGTTGTTATAATTAGTTTATTACGGACTTAAATAAGTCGCTACAACTTGTACTTTAGCATTTGCACTAGATGATGTTGCATATAAAGTAACGTTACCTGTTGTACCATTTACATTACTTGTTAAATCAACAATATCCGAAGATGAATTACTGCAAACACTTCCATAAATTGTAACAAACGAATTTGTTCCATCATGAACTAAAAGTGTTTCAACTGATTGATATCCGTCATCACCTGAAGCACTTATAATATATTTAGCGGATCTGTAGGTTACAGGGTTGAACTGATCAATAGTGGTATTTGTAGTAACTGCAACGTTAGAGCGACCTGCACTAAAGCTATTGGCACCTAGTATATTAACACCTGTAATATTACCACCTGAACCACCGCCCGTTACAATACTTGTAGCATTTAAAACACCTGTAACATTAACACCTGTGCCTGAAACCACAACTACATTAGCATTACCCGCTGAACTAATGTTTACATTACCATTTGCAGCAGGTATAGACACATTACTATTACCATTACTAATACTTGAGGAACTAAATGATACCCAACTTAAATTTCCACTTCCATTTGTACTAAGAACTTGACCATTACTGCCCCCTGTGATAATGACATTACCTACAGCACCAAGGTTTGATACCCCTGCTACGTTTAATCCTATAGAAGCATTTACAGTGTTAGCTGATATAACATTAGCACCTGTAAGGTTACCACCTGTTCCTGCACCTGCAACAAATTGATTTGCAGTTAATGAGCCTGTAACATTTACACCGTTGCCTGTAACAACAACTACATTAGCATTACCCGCTGAACTAATATTAACGTTACCGTTTGCTGCAGGTATACTTACATTACTATTGCCATTACTAATACTTGATGAACTAATTGATACCCAACTTAAATTTCCACTTCCATTTGTACTAAGAACTTGACCATTACTACCACCTGTAATAATGACATTACCAACTGCTCCAAGATTGGAAACACCCGCAATCGTAATATTATTTGCTGTTACTAAATTGCCTAAATTAGCATTTAGCGAAGTTATATTCCCTGAAAAATTACCTGTTCCCGTTGCAATTAAATTACCAACTTTAACAGATGGGTATGTTGCATTAGCCCAATCTATTGTTGTAGTAGGTTCCGCCACGACACCATCAAAGAATGTCCAAGTATCATTGGCAGCATTTCTTGCAATACCCGTGTGTACATATCCACCTTGATTATAACTTGCAACTATACCTAAATCATACAAATCACCTGTATTATTTGCACCAACGTAGATTAATGGGTCGCCAACAACAAGATCGGTTACATTACTATAGTTTACGTTACCCGTTACATTGAGATTACCCGTTACATTAAGATTACCATTCAGTACACTTAAAGCACCTGTTGTGACTTGTAAACCATTTCCTGCAGTAACTTGACTAGTGGTTGATATATTTCCTGTAACATTAACGCCTGTACCTGTAACTACGACCACATTAGCATTACCTGCTGAACTAATATTAACGTCCCCATTTGCAGCAGGTATACTGACATTACTGTTGCCATTGCTGATGCTGCTTGTGCTTACTGATACCCAACTTAGGTTTCCACTACCATTGGTGCTAAGAACTTGACCATTACTACCCCCTGTGATAATTACATTACCTACTGCACCAAGATTTGATACACCTGTTACGTTTAACGCAGTTGCTGCATTTACCGTATTTGCACTAAGAACATTAACTCCTGAAACATTACCGCCTGTTCCACCCCCTGCTACAATAGTTGAAGCTGTTAAGGTACCTGAAACGTTAACACCTGTTCCTGTAACAACAACTACGTTTGCATTACCTGCGGAACTAATATTAACGTTACCATTTGCTGCAGGTATTGATACGTTACTATTGCCATTACTAATACTACTTGTGCTAATTGTTGACCAACTTAAATTACCACTACCATTGGTTGTTAATACTTGACCGTTACTACCACCTGTTATTAGTACATTGCTATTAGGTCCAAGATTTGTAACACCTGCAATAACTAAACCTGAAAGTGTTCCAATTGATGTAATATTTGGCTGAGCAGCAGTGGTTAAAGTGCCTGATACTAGGTTTGCAATAACATTACCATTAATGTTTAAATTACCTACAATGTTCGCACCAACCCCTGTCACCACTAATACGTTAGCATTACCTTCTGCACTTACATTGACATTACCATTAGCAGTTGGTATTGAGACATTACTATTGCCATTACTGATACTACTTGTATTAATTGAAGACCAACTTAAGTTTCCACTGCCATTAGTAGATAAGAATTGTCCACTACTTCCACCTGTAATGATTACATTACCATTAGAGCCAAGATTGGACACACCTGCTACATTTAAAGCTACCGCAGCATTAACTGTATTAGCACTAAGAACATTTACCCCGGTAATGTTACCGCCTGAGCCTCCACCTGTAACAATACTCGTCGCATTTAGTGTACCTGTAACATTTACACCATTGCCTGTAACAACAACTACATTGGCATTACCCGCTGAGCTAATGTTTACATTTCCATTAGCCGCAGGTATTGATACGTTACTATTGCCATTACTGATACTTGATGAACTAATTGATACCCAACTTAAGTTTCCACTACCATTTGTTGTTAGTACCTGACCGTTACTTCCACCTGTAATAATAACGTTGCCAACAGGTCCCAAATTTGATACACCTGTGACATTAAATGAAGTAGCAACATTTACAGTATTTGAGCTTATTAAATTAGCCCCTGTAATTTCCCCACCGTTACCGTTCCCTGTAATCAAATTTCCTACAGTTACGTTACCTGTAAAATTACCTGAACCTGCAACATTAATGCCTGTGCCTGTTATAACGACTACATTAGCGTTACCTATTGCACTAATGTTTACATTACCATTTGCAGAAGGTATACTGACATTGCTATTGCCATTACTTATACTACTCGTACTAATAGTTGTCCAACTTAAATTTCCACTACCATTAGTACTTAATACTTGACCATTGCTTCCACCTGTAATAATGACATTACCATTAGATCCTAAGTTTGATATTCCTGCAACATTTAATGCTGTAGCAGCATTTACTGTATTAGCTGATATAACATTAGCACCCGTAAGGTTTCCACCTGTACCTGCACCTGCAACAAATTGATTTGCAGTTAATGACCCTGAAACATTTGCGTTACCATTGACAACTAATCCTGTACCTGTTACCACAACTACGTTGGCATTACCTTCTGCGCTAATATTAACGTTCCCATTAGCAGCAGGTATAGATACATTACTATTGCCATTACTGATACTTGATGAACTAATTGATACCCAACTTAAATTTCCACTTCCATTTGTGCTTAATACCTGACCATTACTCCCACCTGTAATAATAACGTTACCATTAGCACCAAGGTTTGATACACCTGATACATTTAAATTTACCGATACATTTACATTGTTTGCTGTAGCTGTATTACCAAGTTGAGCATTACCTGATCGTATATTTGCTAATTGTGTAAAAGTAACAACTTCGCTAGAAATAGATACGTTAGAACCAAAAGCAAATTCAGCATTGCTTACGTCCCAACCCATAAATGCAATTTTTGCAGCAGTATCATAATAATTTAATGCTGTACCAACGTCTTTACCACTATTTGCATTAGGTGCAGCACCGTTAGGTCCTGTCTGAAGTTGAATGATTGGGTCTTGTACTGATAAATCAGTTACATTAACGTATATTAAATTACCATTTACAGTAAGATTACCACTAATTATAGCGTTACCACTTACACCTAAATTACCTGTTGTATTAAGTGAACTACTAAAATTGCCTGTTCCTGTGACATTGACTCCTGTACCCGAAACGACTATTACGTTAGAATTTCCTGATACATTAAAAGTTACATCACCATTTGCTGCAGGTATTGATACATTACTATTGCCATTACTAATACTACTTGTACTTACCGTAGTCCAACTTAAATTACCACTGCCGTTTGTTGTTAAAAATTGACCATCACTACCGCCTGTAATAATTACATTACCGTTTGAGCCAAGATTTGATATACCTGCTACGTTTAACGTAGTTGCAACATTTACAGTGTTTGCACTGATTACGTTGGCACCTGATAAATTACCACCTGTACCCGCACCTGCTACAAACTCGTTTGCAGTAAGAGAACCCGTAACATTTGCATTACCATTAACTCTTAAACCTGTACCCGTTACAATTGCTACGTTAGCATTACCTGCTACACTAAAATTAATATTTCCATTTGCAGACGGTATAGCAATATTACTGTTACCATTACTTAAATACTTGACATCAGCATCAAATCGAATATATTTGTATAATTGAGAAGGTGGATTAGGTGTGTTGCTTGTGGTAATAACAAGATTATTACCTGCAATAAATTGAACAGTATCTTCAGCTTGTGCTACTAAATTTGGTTGTCCATCAACAACCCAAGTCTTAAAAGTACTACCTAAAGAAACTAGAACATTACCATTGCCTACGTTAGATACACTAAAACCTGAGTCTTTATCAAAAAGAATGCCCGAAACATTTGATGTACTATTAGTTATATTACCTGCATTAGCATTACTTTCATATACAGATAAAGTTGCAGCAGGTGCTGTCCATGTTAGATTACCATTACCATCAGTTTTTAATATGTAATTAGCAGTGCCGCCTGTTATGATGACATTACCAACATTACCCAAATTAGCTTGGTTACTTACAACTATTTTACTAGTGTTAATGTCTCCATTAGCTTCTATTACATTTGATATCGGATCTGTACCTACAGAGAACCCGCTTATTGAATTAAATGGTCTTATTGGCATCTAAATTTACTCTTATTATAATATTTAGTCCTACAAATCTCTTATACCAAACGGTACTGTGTTGTCCAAGTAGTAGAATTACTACTTGCAGGAGTTACTTGTAAGGCTATATTAGATCCCGATATATTCACCGCTAATAATCCTGTTGTACCACCTATTCCAACACTACCAAATGTGGCATAATCAACTGTAGTACCATCTGTAACCGCTTGTACGGTAGCAACACTGTACTTTGAACCTACAGAATCTACTCCACGTACTAAAAATTGTACGCCAACAAAACCACTTACAGGGAATTGAGCAATTGTTTGATTAGCTGAAGTTGCCGTAGTTACCGTATTACCCCAAGTGACCAATGTAGTACCCATTTCTAGATTACTTGAAACTAGTTTTGTGTTAGCTACGACATTGTCGCCCGTTATAGTTGTTGATGCTCCTATAGTTCCTGATACAACTAAACCTGATTGAGTAAATGTCGCAACATTTGCAGTACCTGTTACACTCACTGTAACGTTACTATTAGCAAGAACAACTACATTAGAGTTACCATTTTGTATTTGGTAAGTATCAATGGTTGTCCAACTTAAATTACCACTGCCGTTTGTTGTTAATACTTGTCCATTACTTCCTGCGTTGGCAGGTAAGTTTAATGTATAATTTGCTGTGGCACCTGACCCTGTCAGTGTGGCTGTATATACACCGTTTAAGAAATTAAACTTCGTGCCCGTTACTTCATTAGTAAGAATATTTCCACTACTTGCATTGACAACTGTTCCTGTACCTGCTAAAATTATATTGTTAGCATTAACATTTTTTGTAACATTGGCATTACCTGTTACAGTAAGCTCACCACCTGTAGATAAATTACCACCACTGATATTACCCGATGCAAGAATCGCTACTGTTTCAATATTCCCAATATTTGCATTACCAAGTATATTGGCTGAACTTATATTAGCAATTGCTTTGTTTGAAAAATCAGTAATCCCTGTACCTTGTGGTGCAATGATAATATTAGCGTTTGCCCCTAATACACCAATTGTTAAATCACTTCCTGTTCTAGCACTATATCCGTCTGCTAAAACGGTACTTGCAACGATAAGATTACTTAATACACCAAGTGATGTAACATTTGGTTGAGCATTAGTAGTCAATGTACCTGTTACAAAATTTGCTGTAACTAAATTGCCACCTGCTACATTACCTGCGCTTAAATTACCCGTAAAGTTAGCTGTGTTACCACTAAGTGCTAAATTTACTGTTACATTATTGCTTGTTACATTAGATGATACTTCAACTAAATTAGCCGTTACTTTACTATTTGCGTTAATATTATTAGCTAAAACATTACCTGTAACAGATAAACTTGTACCTGTAGCATTATCTATATTTGGAGATGTAAGTTGTGCGCTTGACTTTACTACAACATTACCACTTACTATAGCCGTAGTAACGTTATCAACATTTACAGAAAATACTGTACCTGTTAAGGTTAAACCTGCTCCCGCTTGATATGTTCCTGCTCCACTAAATTGTACCCATGTTATAGGATCTGTACCAACAACAGTAACAGGATCAGTCATTACCCATCCTGTATCATTGTATATGTTACCTTGTTGAACAAAAGTAAAATCACCACCTAACATTTCTGTAGGTGTATCAAAATCAAGTGCTCGTACAATGGTAGATGCATTTGCCCATGTGTAAATACCATTATGTGCTGAGTTAGCCTCATTTTTAACAAGGATACGTGTTCCTACTGTTTGAACATTCACCGTATCAATTAAATTAAACGCACCTGTTGTTACAAGATTTGCTCCAACACCACTTGCACCGTTATTATAGGTTATTGTTCCACCTGTAATATTTGCCAAAGTATCAGGGGTTGCTGCTTGAGCGGGAGCATGAACGTGCAAACCTTGTGCAACATCATCAACGTATTGTTTTGTAGCTGCATCTGAAGCTGCGTTAGGTGTAGCTACAGAGGTAATTCTAAAATTAGCTACATCAACCGTACCATTACCAAATGGTTTTAATTCAATGAAACTATTACCTGTTTGTTCAGATAATAATTGTAAGTTTGCACTTAAAGCTGTTACGGAGTTACTTTTTACAGCACCAAATATACCATTACCATTGGCATAAACATTACCTACTACGTTGGCACCTATACCTGATACAACAACCACGTTGGCATTGCCTGATGCACTTAAATTAATATTTCCATCTGCAGTAGGTATCGATACATTACTATTACCATTGCTAATACTCGATGAACTAATTGATACCCAACTTAAATTACCGCTACCATTTGTGCTTAATACTTGACCATTACTGCCACCTGTTATGATTACATTACCAACAGGTCCTAAATTAGATACCCCCGTTGCAATTAAACCTGTTGTGCCAATATTACCTACATTTGCATTACCTGATACATTTAACGTACCTGTGACGTTTACACCTGTACCTGACACCTCAACAATGTTTGCATTGCCCGCTGCGCTAATAGTAATATTACCATTTGCCGTGGGTATTGAAACATTACTATTACCGTTACTAATATTACTAATATTTGATGAACTAACAGATACCCAACTTAAACCACCACTTCCATTGGTGCTTAATACTTGCCCATTGCTACCACCAAGAATGGTAACATTAGCCACATTACCTAAATTAGCAGAATTTGCTATAGTAATAGCACTGAAGTTAGCTGTATTACCTGCTAATTCTAAATTTACTGTAGCATTGCCAACTGTAATACCACTACCATAAAAATTAGTACCTGTAAAAGATGCGGTAGTTGTTACTTGTCCTGTACCATTTGGAGCAAATATTAAATTGGCATTTGTTAAAGTAGTTGAAATAGTGGTGTTTGATATATCTAAATTACCAAGCTGTGTATTAGCAGGTAAATTTTGTACACCAATAATACCAATATAACGGTAACCTACTGCATATAATACTTTACCTGATGTTAGAGCAGCAGGTATCGTTTCACCAATAAAGTTTAATACGCCTGATTGATAGTTATAGTAAAACTCACCTGTACCACCGCTACCTGCAGCAAATATTTGTGTACCTGTTGACGTTGGATTAGCCGCCCCAGGATTATCCACATAAATCTTTATAGCATAAGTTGCACCAAATTCTTGTGGAATCCAATAAGTTAAGTTTGTTTTCCAAGTTGGATAAATTCCACCTACAGGTACTGTAGTATTATCTGCAACCATTTGTACAGCACTAGCACCTGTGTAAGCTTGAACAACATTGGGGACTGCTGCAGCAGTAGCAGGTATCTGACTTGACTGAACCCATTGAGTATCGCCACGTATTAATAGTGGGCTAGGAATTGATTCGTTACTAGGACTTTTATTATTAGCCGTATCGGTTTTTGTAACACCGAAGGCTTGTTTATATAGTAAGTCAACTTGTTGTGCTATAGATACTGACATAATTAGTTACTCGCTGGTTGTAATGATAAAGCTGTGATTGACTGCCCCGAAGTCAATTTAATTCGAACATAAATCTCGTTGGTAGCAGTGCTTGAACTACTAACCGTTCCAAATGTTGCCGTAATTGATCTAGCCACTTGTGCTGAGTTTAATGGAGCAACTGTACCTAAAGCACAACCATTACTACCATTACCACCTGCACCTGTGTTTGCACCTGGGACACCTGCGCCACCATACGCTACACTCATATCAAGCCAACCATTTAATGTTGAGGTACTGTCGATGGTGCTACCTGGTAGGGCTACCCATAATCCTGCAAGCGTACCTGTCCAACGTACATCAAACTTTGAAACAGATGTTCTTACAAATTTAAAGGTAAAATATTGTGAACCACTTCTACCTGCACTTAAATCAGGACCAACAGGTAAATAACCTGTTGAATAATTTGTTTGATCATGCTTAAGAATCGCAGCTACAATTGTCGCATCATATGTTTGTAATGTAGAACTTTGACTATTAAAAGCAGCAGCACTTGCTGTATAGGCAGGAGTATCCGTTGAGCCAGGATTTATTATCCTAAACGCCAACCCACTTCCACTACCAATTGTTCCACCAATTACAACGTTAGCTTCTTCCATCGTAGAAGCTGTACCCGTTTTATATAAAACATTCGCACTAGGACTAAACGAACCTGTGCCTGTTAAATAACTGTTCAAAACAGATATTGATGGTGAACCTGTACTTGCACCAAAACCTGATATAATATTTGAAGTGGTTGTTGTTGACAATGTGCCACTAGATACATATAAGTTTCTTGCTAATGGCGTAGTGACACCCGCTGTTGCATAAGTTAAAGTAACAGGAGCACTAAATGCTCCACCTGCTGTGCCTGTAATAAAACTATCACTAGTTGGGTACATATCACCACTTAAACGGTTTACTTCAAAAGCAAGCGTAAATTGATTTGAATTATTGTAATGAGCAACTGTACTAGAATATGTGTACGATGGAGACCCAGGCGCTGTAATCGACACATTTGACACCACAGGCTGTCCAGGCGAACTTGCATCATAATACCAATATGGTTGATTAGTATTTGAAGTTGCACTTTGTCCAATCTTTACTTCATTCCAACCCTCTGTTACAGTACCTGCAGCATATGATGTAAATACTGACCAAAAACCTGCTGCAATATTTGCGTTAACATTTCGATAATCAAAGTTATTTGTAATTACTAGGTTACTATATGTTCCGTTACCATTTAAGCTATTAGTTAATGTTCTATTACCTGCATCTGAACCATTCAAATATACGGTTACGGTTCCTTGATTACCTGGTCCCACATTTGCAACAGTGTTAGTAGCATAAGAAGATGATCGACGTACTGTAGTAACTGTTGTACCACCTGCTACATTTTTGTTTGCACTTGGGGTGTTGTCTGTTTGCGTGAAGTTTGCCATACGATATGATGACAATGAGTTTACTGATAGGGTGGTAGCACCTGGAAAATTTGTTGGTGCAGGAGGAACTAACTTGCCTAAAATATCATTTAATTGTGCTATTGCATTAGACACTGATGAGGAATTTGTTAATGTTATAGCATTACTAATCAAGTTTCCTGCTGTAGGATCACCCAATGCAATACCTGTTGCACCCCCTGCTGTGTTAGCTACAACTAATATACCTGTACCATCAGGTTCAATGGTAATATTTCCATTACTTGAAGAAACAATTGCTCCATTTAAATTTAAGTTACCTGTTAATCCTAATACACTAGTGGTTTGATCGAATGTAAAATTAGCACTAGCACCTAGTGTGTTTGAATTATTGTATTGAATTTGTGTATTTGAACCTGCAGGTGTTACATTTCCTGAAATATTTCCTGAAATGTTACCAATTATTGTTCCACCTACTGTCAGATTTCCTGTAATGTTTGCCGCATTTGCAAGTACATTACCTATAACAGTTAAAACATTGTTGCTATTATCAAAAGTAAAATTGGCACTTGCTGCAAAATTTCCATTACTGTTGAATTGAACGTAACCATTAGACCCTGAAGCTTCTTGTAAATCCCATGGAGCACCGTTAGCATAAAGTAAGTTGTTTGTTTTAACGTTACCTGCAGCAATATCACCTGTAAGTGTTACATTTCCTGTTGTTATATCGCCATTACCTAAAATGACGTTAGCAGGTACTTCTCCTACTGAGAAACCTGCTACAGAATTAAAAGGTTTTAGTGCCATGTTTGAAATTTCCTATCTAATTTATTTATCTAAAGTCTATCCTCTAATCCCGCCATAAAACCTAAGCATAATACGATGTTATAAGCATTTTGTGGTTCATCGTATTTGAACTTTGTGGCGAAAAATTAAGTACAACTTGAGCATTTTGAGTCATATTTGCGGCTTGGTAATCAACTGAAAAGTCGCCTGTATAACCATTAATTGCCAAGGTGCTTGTCTCGTTATAATTAACTGTATTACCTAATACAATCGCAGATATTTTTGCTATATTTCTTATATTACCTGATGAATCATCACTGATAATTGTAAAATCTATACCTGCTAAGTTTGGCGTAGGTAGTGCAAACAATGTTTGGTTAGCAGTTGCACTAAATGTTGTAGCAAAATATACATTTGATGTGCTAAAATGGTACATTCCTGAACCAAGCATAAACATATTTGCTGACAAATTACCTGCTAAAGCAGCAGTATTACTTGTCTTATTAAATGTAAATGCAGCACTGCCACCAAATGACCCATTATCATTAAACTGTATTTGAGTGTTAGAGCCACCTGGGGTGCCGTTACCACCGCCGCCACCACCTGCTGCAGCCCATTGTAAGTTTCCTGTACCATCTGTTTGTAAGAAATATCCGTTAATACCACCTGTAATCTTTACATTTGATACATTACCCAATGAAACATTTGCTGTATTTGCAAAATTTACATTACCAAATGTTCTTAAAGTACTAGTTAAACCTAAGCTTAAAAGCCCTGTCACTCCTAAATTATTTGCAGTAGTATTACCTGTAGCTGATAAGTTAGATGTACCAATGTTGGTTGTTACAGAAATATTTCCACTTGATAATAAGTTTGATACAGTTAAGTCTGTCAATGTTCCTAGACTTGTAATATTTGGTTGAGCGTTTGCTGACACTGTAACTGCAACATTAGCTGTATTTGCTACGTTTGCATTACCTGCGGTGTTAGCATAAGTAGAATTTGCTGCAAAACTTGTATTTCCTGCATAAGCAGCATAGTTAGCATTGGCAACAACACCTGTTACATTAGCACCTGCCACCGTTGCTGCTGAATTTGCCACATTTGAGAATGCTGCATAGTTTGCATTGGCTACAATACCTGTTACATTTGCTCCTGATACTGCATAAGCTGTTCCTGCAAAGTTTGAATAATTTGCATTAGCAACAGACCCACTTACGTTACCACCGCTTACACTATAAGCTGTTCCTGCGTAAGTAGCATAATTGGCATTGGCAACTTCACCACTTACATTTGATCCACTTACACTATATGCGGTTCCTGAAAAAGTTGCATAGTTTGCATTTGCTACTTCACTTGTAACATTAGCACCGCTGACAGAGTAAGCAACCCCTGCAAAAGCTGCATAGTTTGCATTAGCTACTGTACCAACAACATTTGCCCCTGAAACTGAGTTTGCATTAGCAGCTAATACTGCGAAATTAGCATTAGCTACAGTTCCTGTAACATTTGCACCATCAACTGAATAAGCTATTCCCGCAAATGATGCATAATTAGCATTGGCTACAATACCTACAATATTAGACGCAGGTACTGAGTTTACATTACCTGCATATGCTGCAAAATTAGCATTGGCTACAGCACCAACAACATTAGCACCTGCTATAATATAAGCAACATTGGCGAATGACGCATAATTAGCATTAGCCACATTACCTGTTACATTAGCTCCTGCAACACTATTTGCTGTATTAGCAACTGTTGCTACTGTAGCAGTACCACTTAAATTACCGATGAACGTACTTGCACGAACATTGCCTAGTGAGTTAAAAGTTATAACATCGTTAGCATTTGTTACGTTACTACCGAAAGCAAATTCTCCATTGCTATTATCCCAACCCATAAATGCATCAACAGGCTGTGTTGTATAATAATGCAATAACGTGCCACGATCTTTACCATCATTTGTGGTTAATGGAGCACCATTAGGTCCACCCCCTAAATTAATAATAGGATCTTGTACGTTTAAACTTGTAGTATTTGTATATACTAGATTTCCACCAACAACTAAGTTTCCTGTAATTAATCCATTACCACTGACATTAAGTCCTGTTAAGTTACCTAACGTTGTAATATTTGGTTGGTTTGATGATACAACAACATTGGCGAATGCTGCATAATTAGCATTTGCAACAATACCTGTAACATTAGCACCCGCAACGCTTGTTGCATTACCTGCGTAGGATGCATAATTAGCATTTGCTACTTCACCTAATACGTTAGCACCATTAATATGTTGTGTTTGGAACGATAATGCTGCAAAGTTAGCATTTGCCACAGTACCAATAACATTTGCAGCAGCAACAGAAACTGCATTACCTGCAAATGCAGCAAAGTTTGCATTTGCTACCGTTCCTGTAACATTTGCTCCTGTAATATTGAATGCTGTACCTGCAAATGCAGCGTAGTTAGCATTTGCTACTGTGCCTGTAACATTAGCACCTGCTACTGTGTTAGCAGTATTTGCTGTGTTTGTAAAACTTGCATAATTGGCATTAGCTACAGTACCTGTTACGTTAGCACCTGCGACTGAGAATGCTGTACCTGCAAATGCGGCATAATTAGCATTTGCTACTGTCCCCGTGACGTTAGAACCTTGTATATTAGATAATCGGTTACCTGATCCTTGGAAGAAGTTGGCAGTAGCTAAGTTTCCTAACGAAGCATTACCACTATAAAAGTTAGCATTAACATATAATAAGTTTGAATTGAATACGTTAGAATCAATATTACCATTGACAGTTAATGTATTAGAAATTGCATCATAAGTAAATCCACTGTCACCTGCAAAGTTTCCATTATTATTGAATTGTACTTGAGTGTTAGAGCCACCTGGGGTGCCTCCGCCACCATTACTTACTGCTGCCCATGTTAGGTTACCTAATCCGTCTGTACGTAAGAAAAATCCATTTGAACCACCACCAATTCTTACACTAGAATTAGTACCTAGTGCAACATTAGTTGCATTAGTAAAATCAATGGCACCATAAGATATAATATTTGAGTTAGCATTAGCAATAATATTGCTACCAACCCTTAATTGATCTACAACCTGTAAATTACCATATGAACCATTACCAACAATAGAAGAAGTGTTAGCAAATAACCCTCCATCAATTGTTAAATTAGTTAAATTACCAACAGACGTAATATTTGGTTGTGCACTTGCGCTTACTGTAATTGCTAAATTAGCCTGTGTTGCATTAGCGGCAAAGTTAGCATTTGTAGCACTAGTAGCAAAATTAGCGTTGGTAGCAAAGTTTGCATTAGCTGATAAAGTTGCAAAATTAGCATTTGCAACAGCACCTACTACATTTGCACCTGTGATGTTTGCTAATCTAAAACCTGAACCTTCAAAGAAATTAGCGATTACTACATTACCTAAATTAGCATTACCTGCTGTTAAATTACCTGATAAACCAAGTTGTATAGCACTCATTACTCCATTCAGAGTAAGAATATTTGCTGTTTTATTAAATGTTAATGCACCGCTACCACCAAAACTACCACCATCATTAAATTGTATTTCGGTGTTTGCACCGCCTGGAACCGTGTTGCTACCACCACCATTACTGACTGCTGCCCAACTTAAATTACCTGCGCCATCTGTACGCAAGAAATAACCATTTGAGCCACCTGCAATGTGTAATTCAGTGACTTCACCAAGATTAACATCCGTAGCGTTAAAGAAATCAACATTACCATATGCTATTAAATTTGAACCAAAATTAGCAATAATTTCACTACCAACTCTAATTTGATTGACAACTTGTAAATTACCGTACGAACCATTACCATATACATTAGAAGTATTTGCCCATAACCCACCATCAATTTGTAAGTTAGTCAAGTTACCTAGCGATGTAATATTAGGTTGTGCATTAGTTGTTAATGTACCTGTTAATAATGTGGCACTGACATTACCTGCACTGACATTACCTGTAACTGCTAAGGATGTTAATGTACCAACACTTGTAATATTCGGTTGAGCATTTTCTGTAACATTACCTGCAAAATTAGCTACATTAGAACTTAATGCATAAGTTGCATTTGCTACAGTACCGCTAACATTCGCACCTGATACTGCATAAGCTACGTTTGCTGCAGGTACATTTCCTGTTACATTAGCACCACTTATGCTGCTTAAGAAATAACCATTTCCAACAAATACATTTGCGTCAACACGGTTACTTGTTAGTGTTCCTGTAGCAGGATTAAATTGTAAATGATCATCGCCATCGACTTGTAAATGATTGCCGCCAGGATTTTGAATCAATACAACATGGTAACTAAAATTATTTGTAGTTGATTCAACATCTACAAAATTTGCGAAAACTGCGTTTGCTACAGGTCCAACTACATTTGAACCTGATACTGAGTAAGCTACATTAGCAAATGCTGCGTAGTTTGCATTAGCTACAGTGCCTATAACATTTGCACCCTCAATATTAGATAGTCTATTACCTGAACCTTGGAAAAAGTTAGCAGTTACTAAGTTACCTAGACCTGCATTTTCTGCTCCAATATTACCTGTAATACTTAAAGATGTACCACTGATTGAACCATTAACCGCTAAAGCATTAGTACTAGTATCAAAAGTAAAACCTGCACTTGCGCCAAAATTTCCTGCATCATTAAATTGTACTTGTGTATTTGATCCTGCAGGACTTGTATTGACAACATTACTTGTTATTGCCGCCCAACTTAAATTACCTGCACCATCTGTACGAAGGAAGTAATTAGCTGAACCCCCTGTTATATGTAAGATTGATAAATTACCAAGATTTATATCAGTAGCATTATTAAAGGCAACATTACCATATGCTACTAAATTAGATCCAACGTTAGTAATTAATTCATTACCAATCCGTGCCTGATTAATAACGCTTAAGTTACCAACAGAAACATTTCCATAAATGTTTGCGGTGTTTGCCCATATACCACCATCCACTGTAAGATTAGTAAGATTACCAACGCTTGTAATGTTAGGTTGTGCACTTGCGCTCACGGTAACTGCTACGTTAGCTACAGTAGAATTTAGCGCAAAGTTTGATGTATTAGCAACGTTTGCTAAATCAGCATTACCTGCATATGTTGCAAAGTTAGCATTTGATACTGTACCAATGACATTAGCAGCAGCAACGGAAAATGCTGTACCTGCAAATGATGCATAATTTGCATTGGATACAGCAGGTAAATTAGTTAAGTTTGAACCATCACCATATACATAATTACCGTAAACTACATTAGCAGTGACATCCCAATTTACAACAATGTAATTAGCGGTTACATTACCTAGGCTAGCATTACCTGCTGTCAGGTTACCTGTTACATCAGCACTAGCAGCAGTTATGTTATTACTAACAGTTTGAGTCGTTGAAGTTATTGTGTTTACAGTTAAAACGTTGGTGACGTAATCATATGTAAACCCAGGATCTCCACCAAAATTACCCGCATCGTTATATTGTATTTGAGTATTTGCTCCTGCAGGTGTTCCATTACCACCTCCACCATTACCTGCGGGTGCCCATGTTAAATTACCTGTGCCATCCGTTTGTAAGAAGTAACCATTGTTACCACCTAATATTTTTACATTACTAACGCTACCTAAATTAGATAAACCTACAATATTTAAAGTTGTTATGTTTGCCAATGATGCTGATAAATTTGCTACAGTGGCTACGTTTATATCTGATGTAGTAAAAAAAGCTGTATTAATACGATTGTTTGATGTACCAAATCTTACTGATGCATTAGTTTGTGGTATAATGTTTGCATTGAGTAAAATATTCGAATTTGGTTGATCATATAAGAAATTTACATTACCTTCCGTTCTAGTAGGTAAGCTTACATTACTCCAAGCGTTTGATTCATCAGCCAAGTTAACAACAGTGCTTGTCTGACCTACAGCAACAAATGCGTTAGTACTTCTAACAATACTTGTTAAATTATTAGTAAGTGGATCAGTGATACCTGTCCACGTTACTGCATTGCCATCTACACTTTTATATGTTTGTCCGTTAGCACCAACTGCCACTAATGTTAATACATTAGAAATTGTAGCATATGCAATACTATTGATGTTTAGATTTATGTTTGCGCTACTTGTTCTATTAGCCCAAGCAGTTAAATTTGGACTGTTTATTACTGTACCACTGTCACCAACTGCTGTAAAGTTATCACCATCAAATACTATGTCTCGTAATGTAGTAGATACAGTACTATTACCACTTGTCCAAGCAATCGCATTAGAACTATAGATTAATGTTCCATTAGCACCAACTGCAACATATCCAACATTAGGAGATAGTGCTACACTGTGTAAGTTTTCTGATGTACCCGTTGTACGTGTTGTCCACGTCACACCATTACCACTTGTCAATAACTTACCACTGTCACCTACAGTTACAAATAATGTATTTGCACTATCGAAAATTACTGCATTAAGGTTGACGTTGCTTGCTGTTATGGCATTAGCCCAAATAGCTCCATTATTGCTAGTAACAACAGTGCCATTGGCACCAACACCCCAAAAATTACCATTTGCAACAATAATATCATTGATTGTATTATTTGTTGGTAATGTTTGCTCTACCCAATTAGCTGTGGCTAAATTACCAATTGATGTATAGGCACGTGCAGGGAATCCTACTGCTAATGTTACATTACCTTTTACAGCAACTGCCTGTAAATCATTTGTTCTTTTATATTGTACACTGTCCTCAGGACCATATACATAGCTAAAAGTATTACCACTTTGTACTTCTGCAAAATTAAAATTAATTTTCTCAAAAGCAACACGAATTGGATCACCTGTTCCATCGTTTGGCAATTCGCCAATTTTAATAATTTCTAATGCCATCTTGTTTATCCAAATTTATAGGGGTTTATCTTATTTATTTTTTCTTTGCGTCTTTTGTGGTACTGAAGACATAAATATCAAATATGTTATCTAAAACAATAAAACGCCCTATGTGCAAGGAGTGTAAGGTAAGACCTGCCCGAAAGTGTAGGATAAGTTCCCAAGGATTTACCACGTGGAGAAAATTTTGCAGTAGTTGTGATAGCAAAAAGTACAGGAAAAAAGTTATTAAAAATATTGTATGTGAAACGTGTAACTTTGTTGCAAGTCATTCATGTCAGTTAGACTTAGTCAACTTAGATGGTGAATATAAAACTTATTGTGCAAATTGCAATCGTTTACGAATACAAAATTTAAAACAAAAGGCATATGATCAATATGAAATCACAGTTGATGCTACGGTTGATATCAGTCAAATAACTATATAAACAAAAAAGGAATCACGAATGATTCCCTAATTGCTCCCATCCCGATTGAGATAATAGTATTTATTTTGTTTTTTCATTTTCTTTGACTTGTTTTTTAGTATTTTCTATTTCGGTAGAATAATTTTGACTGATTACTCCAATTGGATCTTCATGATATCTATTTGCGCTTTGGCGATAAATCCATGGTGGTGTTTTTGAATTTGGTTTTTTATTTGTCCAACTCATACTATTCTCCTATTTGCATTTGGCTAACCTTAAAAACATTAATAAATTAATCCAAGCATAACCATAGTCAAATTCGTACCATTTTTGACTTAGTTTTATACTTGCAGGGTCATTATGATGATTATTGTGTAATTCTTCTCCCCCAATTAAAATAGCAATTGGGAATATATTTTTGGATTTGTCATTGGTATTGTTGTTACGATAACCCACGTAGTGCCCAACACCGTTAATAACACCAGCAGCCCAAAAAGGAATCCATGCCATTTGGATGAGCCAAATAACAATACCCCAACCGTTAAAAATAAGGGTATTAATAATAAGAAGTAATATGATGCCATGTGTTGTATATTTACTATAAAGGTTATTCTCAATCCAATCATTAGGTGAACCTACACCATACTGATTTAACATTTTTTTATCTTTTGATGCTTCGTTATATAACCATGCACCTAAAAATAAAACTTTTAATATACCAAAAACATGTGGACTATGTGGGTCACCTTCTTTTTCTGTATATCGATGGTGTTTACGATGTATAGCTACCCATTCTTTTGTAATCATACTTGTGGTCAACCATAACCAAAAACGCATAAAGTGAGTAATAACAGGATGGAAAGTTACACCACGATGTGCTTGACCACGATGAAGATAAAGTGTTACACAAAGTATTGTTATATGGGTTGCTATTAGAGTATAGATTAATTCTACCATGCTCTAGTATTTACTCTTAATGAAATTTAAATATATATGACTTTAGGATAAGGTTATTGCGCCATTTGTGACGCTTAAACCATTTGAAATATAGCCATCAGTAGCTACATTGTATGGATTATAGATGATTCTGTTATTGCCACCAACTAACGAATAAGGAGTGTTATAACTTGTAGCGTTTCCAACATCATACATATTGTTTGTTGTACAATTTTGTATTAAAAAGTTTTTTGCCTGTGTTGGTGTTAAGTTAGGGTATGCTTCTAGTATGCAAGCCAATAATCCCGTAACTTGAGGTGCAGCCATTGAAGTACCCGAAATTTTCATTAAATTATTATTTGAATTGTAAGGCGAGGGAACTACAGGAACACCTGAATTAGCAATATCATTTGATCCATTATTATCTTTAGATGACACACCCATTATAAAGGTTCCAGGCGCATAAACATGCACCCCAGGCCCTTGCTCACTGCTTGTATTTCTACGTTCTATATTAGTTTCATATGCTGTTGATAGGTTACCTGCAACGATTGCGTAACGGGCACCTGGGCAACCACCACGGTGATATTGCGAATCAGAATAACCACCCCATGTATTGTTATAATCAGGACCGCCAAATACTTCAATTTTAGAATTGTTATTACCCGCTGCAACTACAACATGGATACCTGCATTAACCATATCTAAAACTTCAGCCTCGTAAGTAGCTGAATAATAAGAATGGTAATACAATCCACCAATAACAAAACCCATCCAACCATAATTAGTTTTCATTTCATTTAGCGTTGTATAATCAGTTCCACGATAATATGTTGTGCCACGATAAAAAATTTGTGAGGGTAAAAGTGAACTACCTTCAGTTACATATGATCCCCAACTCATATTAACAACTGTGGGTCTTTTAAATCCTGTAGCAGGGTCAATTGGTTTATTAATATGCCATAATCGAATAACATCAAAAATATCTGTACCTGATATACCACCACCTTCACTACCTGCTAAAGCATCAAACTTAACTGCATAAATTCGTGCGTTTTTACCCCAACCTTGCGTCAATCCTGAAGCAGTGCTTGCAACATGCGAACCATGTCCATCATAATCTAAGTAAAAATTTGCGCTTTGAGTGCCTGGTAAACCGCTTGCAGTATACCAATTGATTTGTTGTAATCTAGAATTTCCGTTACTATCTAACCATTCATAATGCGTAGGGGTAATTCCTGAATCTTGTATAACGATATCCACTCCACGACCTGTTAACGTGTAGTCATAAGTGCTATTAATTGATGTTAAGTTGTTTGCAGCTAACCATGGGTCTGCTCGTCTAATACATCTTGCAAAAGCCCAATTCATATCTGACGATGTAATGTTAGATGTTTTAGTAAATGTATGTTGCTCAGATGTAGTTCTTCTAATAATAACGTTTGGATTTAGGTGAGGTGGAATTTCAACAGATTCTACTCGTGGGTCATTTTTAAGTTTTTCTGCTTCTTCATCAGTAAGTGCATAATGAGTAATTCGTTCACTCATTGGACGATAGTTAGCAATATCTACCGATCTATCAGGAATTGTTTCGCTGCCATTTTGACTTAAAAGTTCATCATGTAAACTGTCAAAATCTGCAGCATCTTTTATAACGACAGCATACTCTTTTTGTTCCATAATTTACCTTATACTATGTTGCCATTTAAATTAACCCAATTATTGTTGGCGTAACCTTGAAATTGGTTGGTAGTGCTGTTATATACTAAGTCGCCATTCATTGGAGTAAGGTTCGCAATTTGTGCAGTTGTAAAACTTCTTAATCTTAGAGGAGAGTTTGTTACAACAACTGCAGCACCTGCAGTGAGGTTTATATTTGTATTGGAAGATAAAGTTGGGACACCATTACCTGTACTTGCAAAATTAGCTGCCAATACATTACCTGTAAAATTTATGTGCGGTGAACTCATATCAATGTTACCTGAGTTATCCGCAGTAAAAAATAATCCGTTACTATTTGCTGTAATTGTGCTTGCCATAATATTTCTACTTTAAGGTGGAGTTATTCCCCATGATGAATTACTTAATATGCTTATTGTAACATTAGCGTTTACAGTTACAGGACTACTTTGAGTTTCTAACCCCGAATTAATAGTATAGTTACTAGTATAGGGATTAGGCAAAGTAATTTCATCTTGTACTCTAAGTCCACCTGTTATTGTTAAGCCTGCTTTTACTAACATGATAATATTTATCTAAGATATAATTAAAAAAAGGGTACTAAAAAGTACCCTTTTAAACTTAAGATTCCAAATGTTTGATTATTGGAAGCTAACGTTTTGAACTGCAATCTCACCAACGTAGTCAGCAGCATTACCAAAAGATGATGCTGTATTTGTTAACTCGATATATCCATAGCGAGTCATAAAGCTAACTACAGGCTCGAATGTTGTTGGATCTAGAACAACGCCACTGCTCATCAATGGAATGTATGGGCAATAGAACGCTGCTGCATCGGTCTCACTTGAACCTTTGTATCCAACTAATACTGATGTACCTGTTGGTGCATAGCTATCAACGAACACACGCATTGCGTTATTCAATGTACCAACAAGCTTTGTATTTGTTGGTGCTTCGAATGTACCTTCTGTGGTACGTGCAAATGCTGATGTTGTAGCACTTTGGAGAATTGTCAAGCTCTCGCTTGAAACAACTGCCCAATTACCTGCGCCACGGCGTGTACGCTGAGCGATCAAGTTTGCAACACGGTTGATTAATACTGCAAGAGCAGCATGCTCGTCACCGACGAATGTTGCTGTACCTGATACGGTAGCTTGGTTGTATGTAAACTCAGTTGCTGCAAGACTGCGTAATGATAAGAGAATTTCCTGATCAATTTCAGCAGTAATTTCTTGTGCAAGTGCTGCCATGATTTCAGCTTCAACATCGATACCGTGTTGTGACTGTGCATCTTGTGCAGCTTCAAATGTCCAACGTGCTTGCAACTTACGTGACTTAGCTTCAACAGCCTGACGTAAGATCTGTACGCTGATTTGACGGCCACCACTACCTTCAAGAACGCTTGTATCAGCAGCTACGTAACGTGTTTGGTTTGTGTTAACAACACCTGCTGTTACGCTACTTGCTGATGAGTAAGCTTGTGCAATCTTGAATGGTGATAATGCTTCTTCACCTGCTACTGTGCTTGTTGCTGCAGCACTTGTATCGTTCATGTTATTAGCATAACGAACACGCAATGTATGGATCTGACCAACAGGTCCTGTCATTGGCTGTACACCAACTAACTCGTTAGCAATAACGGTTGGCATAACACGGCGAATAACGGGAAGAATTACACGGTTAAGTGTAGCAATGTTACCTGCTGTAGTTGTTCCTGCACTGCTTTCCTGAAGCAACTGCTTGCGGGTGTTTTCTAAGATTACACCCATTGTTGAACGGCGAGTTCCTTTGAGACCTTCTAGAAGGGCTTCTTTTGTCTCACCCCAACGGCTTTCTAATAGTACTTTAGACATTTCTATTTTATCTCCTGTATATGTCAAATTAAAGCCCTGCCAAACGTTTGATCGCAATCACGTTATCACGCTCTTCCTCGACTTCAACATCTTTCTTAACGGCAGATTTATCACCTGTTACTGCAACACTTTCAGCAATCATTTGCTTTTTAGGAGCAGGTTTATCTGCACCTTGGTTTAGTACGGCAGGTAGATACTTATCATATGCAGACTTTAACTTTCCTGTCTGCACACTTTCGAGCAAGCCCTTCATTACCACGGCTTTTTCTTCATTTAATGTACCTAGCAATTCTGCCATGGTTTTTTCACGAAGATTACTTTCCTTAATAATTCGAACTTCACGCTCTTTACTTTCAACTAAAGTTTTAGCTTTCTTTACTTCAGTAATGGATTCAGCCAATTTCTTGTCTTTATCAGCTAATTGCACTAATAATTTACGTGTTTCAGCTTTCTCATTGAGATGCGTTGCACTAAATTCTGTAGCAAATGCTTCAAATAAACGACGACCAAAGGTGTTTTCACGTGCAACCTTAATGTCTTCTTTTAATTGACTTAATTCACCCTTAAGATGTTTAGTAACACTTTCGTTTAGACGTTTAGCACTTTCAGCAATAAATTTTGCCTTAAGTGTTTCTAATTGTGTACGTGCCTCAGCTACAAGTTTTACTTTAGCCTCAACAACTGCTTTCTTGTCCTCTGAGAATTCTTTAATCTCACGTGCAAGTGCATGTACAACGAACTGTTCTAATTTTTCACGACCTTCCATCTGCGCTTGACGATCACTACGCAATTCTTTAATTTCTTCTGCTAACTTAGTTACCATGAAATCATTGAATTTGCGAGCATTCTCACGTAGCGCAACTTTAGCTTTAACACGGTCTTCATTCATTGCTTTACGCTCTTCATGAAATTCCGAAATCTCAGCCTCAAGTCCTGCTGATACCATCTTATCAAGGGCTTCCACCATTACATTTTTGTCATGCTCGTACTTACTTGCGTATTCTTCACGCAATTCAGCACGTACTTGCTCACGTGCTTCATTCAACTTTGACTCCCAAGCCTCGTTAATTGCTCGACCTGTGTCTTCGTTGATGATGCCGTTATCAAGCAATGGCTTAATAGCATCAAACATTTGTATGTTCCCCTATAGTGGTTAGTCCGTATAACCCCGAACTGACGGGTATTAGTAAAGTTGAAATCATTTTAATTTCAACTCCTTAATTAAGTTAACAACAGATTCTTTTAGATATTTTTGAACTTGTGAATCCTTATCTAATTTACTATTCTTTAAGTTTTCTAGCACACGATGACCACCTTTCATGTTCATCAGACCTTCATAGATAGCTTTAGGATAAGCATTTGGTGCACTTGGTTGTGCTACAATGTCAACCGTTACAATTTCAAAATCGCTTACACGACCATTCATATCATTGACATTGCCACTACCACGACTAGAAACACCTAACTTTACGCCACTCTCTAACATGGTTGAAACTAAATTTCCCATTGGTGTAGGTAATATTTTTAACTTACCATAACCATTAGGACCATCCATCCACATGTTAACAATCATATGGGATACACGATCTAAGTTAATCTTTAAATCATCAGGATGATCGACTTCACCTAGTACGCTATATCCCTCTGTGATTTGAGCATTAAGTGTTTCCACCGCACGTTCAATTTCATCAACAGGATAAACACGCTCATTTGCATTTTTTACACCACCTTGTATGAAAATACCTTTCATATAAAGTGCTTTGGTTTTTTCATCACCTTCTTTGACAGATTCAAGAATTAATCCTGCTCTGTCAAATGTAAGGTGTTCACGCAAATATGCCATTATCTAAATTATCCTTATCGTACAATCTTCTTAACAGATTTTTTACTTTCTGCTACAGGACTGTGCTTATCTGATGCTGCATCTTTTGTTACAGGTTTTGGTGTTGACTCACCTTTTTCATTGAAGGTGCTGCCTGGGGCATTTTTTGCACCACTCATCAAATCACCACCCTGCTTTAAATAACCTGTGTTTGCTTTAGGACTTGTTGGTACACTCTCAGGATTACCTGAAAAATTTACAGGATTTGCACCTGTTTGTACAACTTTAGGCTTTGTCAATGCAGGACTCTTTCTGTTAGCACCATGGTCACCACCTTTTGCAAATTTGTCATATGTCTGACCACCAACTTGCTTAAGGTCTACAGCTTCAGCAACCATGCTTTCACCTTCTTCCTCTTCTTCTTCGCCTTCTTCTTCCTCTTCCTCGCCCATGTCACCCATCATTGCTTCAAATTCAGCCATGAGTTCATCAAGCTTATCTTCTAAATCTTGGATGTCGCCTTTAGTTGCAGGTGCTTCATCATCACCACCCATATCATCATCCATATCCATGTCAGCAGCATCTGCGTCCATATCAGCAACATCAGCATCCATATCAGCAGCATCAGTATCGAAATCCATATCCTCGATTTCATCTTCTTCTTCATCTGCTTCCATCATGCCATGCATACCTGCTTCTTCATTTTCAATCTCATCTAAGAGATCAGTTGACATGTCTTCGTTAACTTCTTCGTCCATAAGACTTTCGTAAATTTCACGTGACTTCTCAACTACAATCTCGTGAAACAATTGTTCTGCACGCTCTTGATCCTCATTGATAATAAGATCAATTAGCTTTTCAAATTTTGCTGTAGACATTTAATATATTCTCCTTAGGTAAATGGCTTGTGCTAGATTTATTTACCTCATATCCTAAAAAACATAGCTAAATGTGCTATTTTTTTACGTTTTTTATGAAAATATACAAATTGTAATAGAAATTAATACGATTGTATTAATTATAATAATTTTATAAACCACCCTCAGGAGCAGGAGGTGAGTATTGTTTTCTTATTTTTTTCAAACTTTCAGCACGTTCATACGTTCTAACTTCTTTAAAACGTCTAATTTTATTGATGGCAGCAAACGTTAAACCTTTAGTTTTACGTGACTCACCCCAACGTGGTTGACTATGATCATCTTCCACATCTTGCATGCCCTTTGGCGCAGCGTTATAAAATTCCATTAAGTACATAACTTTATTTATCTCATACTGTTGGAGGAATATTAGCCCCCGCTTCAGGAGCTGCCACAGGTGCTGTAACTTCAGCAGGTGGTGCACCTTCAGGTGCTTCTTCTTCACCCTCTAAGTTATCTGCAGTTTCCAAATCTTGTTCAATATCACTTGTCGATATGCCAACGCTACGTAAATCACTACCTTTTGCAGGCATTTCTTCAGGATCTGAACGTTCTTCATGCCATAACTCTTGGTTTTTCTTGATTTCTTCTTGCGATAAACCAAGAAAACGTTCTAAACAAAAACGTGTACTCATATATGGCAAAGCTGCCATAGTATTAAATGTATTCACTCGTGCTGTATCTAACTCAGCTTGACGATAACTAGCAAAATTTTGTGGCTCATTCATTCTTAAATCAAACAAACCACCATCTATGTTGAAACCACGCCAACGTAAAAATAACTTAAATTCTTCATTTAACTTACGTGCTACATAGCCTTGCAAACGTTCGCAATACTTATTAAAACGAAACTCTTGAATCATAGCTGTACCAACACGACCATCATTTAATGGCGTAGTTTGATCATCAGGACCCGTAGGCAAATATGAACTTGGAATACGTAAACCACGTGCTAAACGATTATTAAAATACTTTAAGTCATCAATTTCACCAAGGTTTTGTCCGCCTGGGAGTACTTCGACGCTACTACCACGACCTTCAGCAGTAGTTGGGAAGAAGTAATCCTCATTAATTGACAATGGGTTATACGTAGCATCAAGCACATTACTACCACCATGTACGCTAGGTATTCTACGTTGATGTATCTCATCTTTGATACGATTAACAAATTGCATAGCCATATGAGATGGCATATTACCTACATCAATTTTAAAAACTCTACGTTCAGGTGCACGTTGAACACGATAAATCAATATCGCATCTTCTAATAACTCTTTTTGCTTATATACTTTAAATATATTTTCTAGTATACTTTGTCCAAAAGGCCAATAACGATCTAAACCTTCAGTCAATGACAAATGCACAATGTGCTTAGCATCAATTGCACTTTCATTAATACCTAAACTAAAACGTGTTCCCGTTGTCCCATAAGGCTCATTGGGTACAGTATAAGAATATGGAGCACTATATCCTGCTGTGGGAGGTTGTGCTTGAAAATCAGTGGTTGTTTTTTCAGCAATAGTTAAATTTTGTAAGTTTGGGTTGATATCTTTGATAACATATTGCTCAGGTTTTTTACCCTCAGTTTCATTAACAATGACTTTAACAACTTTAGTCATGTCAATCCAATATAACTTAAAGTTCTCAGGATCACGCACAAAAACTTGATCTCCATACTTCACTGTATTTCGAAATATTTTAAATGCACGTGTATCAAATTCGTTTAATTTACACCATTGTTGTAACTGCTTTTTTAACAAATCTACTTCAACATCAGTGGGATCATCGTTAAAAATAATCTCAAAAGGTGTGCCATTTTGCTGATTACTTTGCGTACTAAACTCACTAAGAATATCTAAACAAGCATTAATTTCAGGATCAACGTCCATCATTTCATATTGATTATAACGTTCTATACGGTTTGGGTGCCCTGTATATACTTCAGGTAATCGACTTTGATAATTGCGAAAAGCAAAATCATTGTTCCAAGCACCCGTAGGTTCTTGTCCTGCACCTGCATTCCATGCACCTGCGTTACTGTTACCCCCGCTTATTGGTGATAGTGAACCGTGAAAGTTAGAGAATTTCTTTTTTAATGGCATTTTGTATTTATAATTTAGTTCTGCATATACAATAATTGGTCACTTACCATGCTATTATTTTCAGCTAATTTGTCCGTCATGCTCTCAAAACCTTTGGTTAACATGGCTGTTTGACGTTCTATAGCATCAACTAATGACTTAATAGGTATTAACTCTGCTAATTTATTCAATGGAATGACTGCTTCATCTTGTCCACCGTCACGTAAACGTGTGGTTAAAGGCTCAGTGACTACGCCACCATCGAACATTTTGCCTGGCTCGGTGCCTAAGCCTTGATTAATAGTAGCTAATTTTTGCCCATAACGTGGGTCAGTGGCATAACCTGTTAAACTTTGAGCTAAAATAGCATCATCAATAGTCTTAGCTTGTAATACTTCCTTATATCGTTGATTTTCTTTTAAGAATTTAATATAATCAGCAGCACTTTCTTCCATACTGCTATACTTTTTAAAGGCAGCTTGCTGTTTAACCATTACACCTTTAGCAACATCAAATTCTTCAGTTTCTGCCATTACACTAGGCTGACCTTTACCTGCCTTTATACCAAAGAAATTTTGACCACCTGAAGTGGATTTACCATACCCTGTTTCTAAAGCTGATTGCGCTACGCCTAACCTAGCAATAACCTCAGGATTTGCAACACCTTGTTTCTTAGCTTGCTCAAGCAAGGTGTTATACATTTTATCAACAAATTCTTTACGATCTTGTGTTGTTGCAACAGGTGTCGCAGTTTCTGTTTTCTTTTCTAGCTGTTTTTTTCTTTCTTCAGTTTTTTTGATATTTTCTTCTGCTTCTTTTACTTCTTGTTCTGCTAGTTCTCTTAATCGAGTAAGATGCTTTAATCGATTTTCATTTTCTACTTTAGCAAAACCTGTTGATTTTTTAAGTTCTAACTGTAATTCAACTTGATCTTTTGAAAAAGAATCAATTTTCATATTGTTCACAATAATTGAATCTTTATAAAATTTGATTTTATCATCAAGTTGGTTTACTTCACGTGTATCTTTTTTACGTTGCTCTGATGCGTCAAAAGCAGCTTTTGATTGATCACGTGAAGCATTCATTAGTTCTTGTTCAGCTTTTATACGATCATCCGTTAACTTTTGTAACTCAACTTTTTTAGCTTCAACTCCTGCAATGTCACCTGCCCGATATAATGCAGCTAATTGTTTTTTAGCTTGGTCTTCAGCAATTGACGCAGCAGTTGCTTTTTCAGTAGCTATATCAGTAATTTTTTTCTTTTCTTCTACTTTAGCTTCTGCTTTTTTAGTTGCTTCAGTTTTTTCTACCTTCGTAGGATCTTTTATACCTAATAGTTGTCTAACGTATTTTCCAAAGTCTGAAACATTTGCCCCAAAACCTTTAGCAGCATTATTGAATAAATCGGTTGCACTTTTAATACCACCTCCTGCTTCTTCTTTGGCTATAGCTTCTTTTCTCTGTTGATTTATTAAATCAGTCACTGCTTTAGTAGCAGGATCACTAACTTTACGCATTTCATCGATAATTTGTGGTAAAGTTTTGTCAGGAAATTGTTTTTGTAAATCAGCAATCTTATCTAATTTTGGTATAAAATCAAAGAATTTTGCATAGTCAACTGCTGCTATTTCCTTACCAATATCACCTGATACTTTTACTGCGCTTGATAATTGTGTTAATGTTTGTTTAGTTTCTCTACCAAACAACTGCAAATTATCCGTAACACTGCCAACACCTTGCATCATATTCTGTAAAAATTGTGGTGCAGTTTGTAATAATTTAGCATCTTCAGCCCTTGTTACACCACCCGCAGCAAGTGTTCTAGCTAATGAAGCACCCGCATCCTTCATACCTTCAGCACTCAATAACGTAGCAACTTGTATGCCATCTTGTAATACTTTTAAACGATCTTTATCTGCAGCATCACCTTTTGCAGTTTCCTCTATTAACGCAGCACGTAATTCTTCAATAGCCATAATTTGTTCACGGGCTTGTTCTTGTTCTTGACGTGTTGTACCTGTTAGAGCAGCTAATTGATCTAATTCTGATATATATTTTCCTGCAGCTTGTGATAACTTTTTAATATCTTTTTCTTGTTGCATGCCTAATCTTGCTTGCAAACTTAAGAACTTTAATGTTCCTTTCATTTGTTCTTCACGATCAAGCCCCATATATTGTAATTCTTTACCCAACTGACTTTCATATAAGTCAGCAGAAGTTTCAATAAATTTTTCTAAACCTTTAATAGTTGTAGGACCAATTTGGGCTAATTCTTTACCTGCGCCTTTGATAATTCCTGCAAATTGTCCTGCTTCAGACATAGCAAATGAAAGTTTTTTCATTTGCTCACGTAAGGTTGTCATGCCACCCGCACTAGTTAACGCAGAATTACTTAAATCTTTGAAAGTATCAAAAAGCTTATCTTTCAATTGTGCAAGCATAGTTGCAATTTCTAATTGTGCATCACGTGCTTTAGCCTCATATTGAGCAAATAACCCTAACCCAACTGCTGCTGCACCTGCAATACGACCAATCATACCAAGCGGACCCATCACCACCATGAGACCGCCAATAGTCATACTCAGATTACCAAAATCTCTTATAACTTGGTTGACTGCTTTACCAACTGTTTCTTGTTGCTTTGCCTCTAGTGCTAAGCCACGTTCACCTGAAATTAAAGCTTTAGTATATGCAATTTGTGCATCAATCATTGCATCAAAGACACGTTTTGCACCCATTGCAGCAGTTGTCAATATGTCTAAACCAACTGATGATGCAGATAAACGGTTATTTTGCTCACGATGCGCTTTAGCTGCAGCAGCATCAATATCTGCCATAGCTTGTTGATTAGCTTGATACGCCCTATATTGATTGTCTAGTTGTTGATTTAAACGATTAAACGTTGATTGTGTACTATTAACAGCATTACTTTGATTTTTTACTGCCTTACTCGATTCTTCAATTGCATCTAAATTTCTTCGCTGAGCACGTTCTTGTGCATTATTACTAGCCCTATTTACTCGATTAGTAGCAACACCAATAGCAGTGTTTACATTATTAATAGAGTTTGCTAACTCAGTGAACTTCTCATTGAGTTTATACATCAATTCAGGATCAAGTTGGTCTGCCATTTTTTATATGCCAAAATTATAGGATTAAATATATTTATCTAATATTATATACGGAGATTTAACTTCACTATGGAAAACAACCCACTAAAGCAGTATTTTAGAAGACCTGCTATACATATTCGTTTGCCAAGCAATCATCAATACACATCTGACGTGGTTGATTTTCCACCAACAGGAGAGTTACCTGTATACCCAATGACAGCAAATGATGAAATTACAGCACGTACACCTGATGCCTTATATAATGGTTCAGCAGTAGTTTCTATTGTCCAAAGCTGTGTTCCTTCTATTAAAAATCCTTGGGCTTTACTAAATTCTGACTTAGAAACCATACTAATTTCCATAAGAATTGCTACTAACGGTGATGAAATGGATGTTGATACTACGTGCCCTAATTGTAAAAACTCTAATCGGTATGGTATCAACCTTAGTAAATTATTATCAACAATTACTATTGGCAATTATAACGAAGAACTAGTAGTTGGAGATTTAGCAATAAAGTTTCGTTCTATTACCTATCAAGATAACAACACTGCAAGTGCTGAACAATTTGAAATACAACGTGGACTAGCACAATTAGAAAACTTTGAAGATGGTGAGGCTAAGAATAAGGCAGCAAGTGAATTATTAGTACGTATGAACACACTTACACAGAAAATACTTGCTAGAAATATTGAATATATTAGAACACCTGAAACATCAGTAGCTAATCAACCATTTATTTTAGACTTTTTACAGAATTGTGATAAAAAAATGTATGATTTAATACGTGATCACAATATTGAGTTACGTGAAAGTAGTCAATCTAAGCCACTAAGGTTTAAGTGTGTTAGTTGTCAACATGAATATGATCAAACCATAACATTTAGTGTTACCGATTTTTTCGAATGAGGCTTCTCTATCTGTCTCAAGATGACATAGAGAAGCTAGTAAAAACCTACGAAGACGAAGTTACTACCATCAAACGCAATGCATTAAAAGCTGCATGGTACATGCGTGGCTCATTATCATATGTTGATGCCATGAATCTTTCACCATCTGAGACTAGTATTATTAACAAGTTGATTGATGAAAATCTAGAAGTTACTAAGAAAAGTGGATTACCATTCTTTTAAGATGACCTAACGGTCATCTATTCGTGTACTAGCTTACGCTATCGCTACAGCTACGTACACTCATTTTTTTCTATTATTATTTTTTTGCCTATTTCTTTTTTGCAAAAAGGTGGATAAATGTAAAGTTAATTGCATATATCCACGATTTATAATCTTTCTTCCCTGCCTACTTGCGTAGAAGGTGCTCACTTCGTGTATTTTACTCAGGTAGGTTTGACTATGTCACCCCGAAACTTGTTAACAAGAAATACACCGCATACACTGTAAAGTTAATAACCGCAGTGAGTTAGTTATTAACACAGTCTCGACCCTTTTCCACTATCATCATGATCGAGCACTTGGTAAAAAAATAGTATCTTTACCCCAACCTACTTTACAGTAGATCCAACTATTACGACAATAGAAACGTGATATACCTTGGGTATCCGTTTAAGCGTCCTTGTAACCATAATGGTTTTTCGGATAGTCTATTGAAGATGCTGTAGAACTCAGCTAAGGCATTGACCAACTTTCATCAGTTTACCTACGTTGCGTTACTAGGTCATGCAACCGTACCCATTGTTCTATAAAACAGCCCTTAGTTTGAGACCTGAGAATGTTTTTTGAATATACCTGAGTTGAGAGTGAAAAATGTGTCTAATTCTGAGATAATCCATACACCGTAATCAGGACTTTTATATACCATATAACTTGGTACATCCCACTTTACAGTGTCTTGGACAGCAATGTAACGACCTTTATGATTAAATTTCATAAACAGCACGTTTAAGTCATGCTCGTCGCTTACATCTAATAGTTGTTGTAACCAACCATTCAATACTTTGCAATTAGTTAGTAGTTGATGAAAAGGAAAGTCTCCATAGTTTTTGCATTCAATATTGAGCAATGGAAACGACACCCCAGGTATAATATCCCCCTTAAAGCTGCGTACCTGCCCTTCATGCAATACTTCTTTACGTCCCTTATTTGATCCACCAACATATGCGCCACTATTTGGAACACGAATAAAAGATTCATTATACCTATCACTTAAGTATTTTGCAATCTCTCGTTCAAAACTACTTCCTTTAATTTTACTTGCTGATGGCATAATCCCTACTTATACCCTATGCTGCCAAACTATTTTTTTCATTTGACAACTGATAACTTGTAAACCCACCTTCTTTGACCACTTGTAGCACGTTAGTTACACGACTTACAAGCTCATCACGATGTGAGATTAACCAAACTGATTTGTCCCTGCGTCTGCCTAATTCTTTAAATAACATGACCGCATTTTCTACACCAACACTATCTAACCCATTATCAATCATTTCATCAACAAATAATAAGTTGATACCTTGGTATAAATTTTCCCATACATCCCTAAAAGCAAATGATAGGGATAGTATTAATCTTGTACTTTCACCACGACTAAAGTTACCATAACTTAGCTCACGACCTAATTCAGTAATTTCTACCGATAAATCGTTTTGAAACTTCACACGATGTGGTAAACCCATCTTATCTAAATAATGACTCAAACGTGAATTCAAATAATTTAGATTTTGGTCAATAATTTTCTTACGCAAAAAGCTTTTCTTATTGGTCAGTAAATCTAACAAATATTCTTGGTGCTTTAACATACGTGTTAAATCATTCAATTGATCATATGACACTACCGCAATACTATTAGTCATCATGTCATTAATTTGCTCTGCATAAGGATCAACTTCTTCAAAACGCTTTTCTAACGCTTGTTCCAACTTTTCAACAGTGCTTTGATGCTTTAAAGCTGCTTCTAAAGTACTGTATATGGTAGTAGGCTTATCACCTAACTCACCTACCTCTAACTTTACGTTGTCATATTGTTCGTTTAGTGCATCAATATCATTGTCATGAAGTGTTGTAGTTTGTTGAAAATCTTGCTGTAATTTCAATGTTTTTTCAGATAAAGAGTCAATAGTTGACTTATGATTTAACGCTTCTTCTAATGTTTTATAGTGTACAGCAGGAATTGTTGGTATATTACCAATATCTTTAAGTATAGTATTATATTCTTTTGCCTGATTTTCTGCTGTACTTAATTCAGTTTTCAGTTCAGCTAAACGATCTTCTTTGTTTTTTAGCGTAAGCTTATGTGTTTGATCATGATAATCTTGACCACATGCATAGCATTTATGATCATGTAACTTCACTAATTCTTCGTTAATAGTTGCAATTTCTTTATTCAACCGTGTACAAGTAGCATTGCTAGCATCAAATAATTTCTTAGTATTATCTCTTGTAAGAGTTTTATCCTTAATTTCAGAAATAATTTTTAAGTTTTTAATTTCGATATTAATATCAATATTTTTTAACGCATTCATCTGCGTAACTATTGCTTCTTTATTTTTCTTGTAAGTTATTACCGCATCATTATATCGTTTGTTTAATTTTGCTGTTTCCGCAGTAAAATGAGTTTTGGCATTGGTTAGCTTAGTATAATTTTCATTATACTTTGATAGTGTGCGATGTGAGGCAAGTTCTTGTTGAATATCAATTTTGTATAATTCAACTAATTGATTCGTATAATTGGCAACATCCTCATCTTTTTTGGTAATCCATAGTGCTTGTCTACGCTTAAGATTATCAATTTGTTCTTGTATTTTGGTGTTTGCGTCTTGCAACCCACGTATTTTAAATTCTTCTTGTTGAATTTGATCTTTTACTGAACGATTTAATTCTTTAATACTTTCTGCTTTTTCTGAAAGTATAGTAATACCAAGTAATTGTTCAATAATTTCACGTTGGTCTGCTGCTTTAAGTGCTAAAAATGGTTCATTATAAGTGTTTAAGGCAACAGTATGCTTAAACATCTCAGAAGAAATTCCAACAACGGATTCAATTGCAAGCTGTGTTTCACGACTATCTCCTTGACTTTCATTTTCATCTTCTGAGAATTCTTGCTCAGCATTATCAACATAAAATTTAAGTATATTTGGTTTACGACCACGTTCAATACGATATTCTGTGCCATTTACCTCAAAGTCTAAAGTAACTAACATATGTTTACCGTTAGTCAGGTTAATTAAATTATCTCTTTTAATATTATTAAGTACGCTACCATATAATACATAGCACAATGCTTGAATAATCGTTGATTTACCTGTGCCATTACGTGCACCATCACCGCCTAAGTCACGATTTTCACCAAGAATAAGTGTTAAATCGTTGCGAGCAAAGTTAATATACTGTGATACTGCACCAACAGATAAGAAGTTTTTAATCGATAGTTGTTTTATAATTATCATAGATTTTTATAGATATTGAGCAATAATTGCTTGTCAAACTTACCCTCATCAAGTTGTTCAATTTGGGATAGTACTATAGCATCAACGGATTCAAATTGCAAATTGGCTTCAAAATTATTGTCAGTTTCAATATCCACTCGTTGTGGAATCATAGTCATTTCACGCAATTTATATTCTTTCATAATTGTTTCCTTTATGCTGCTAGACTCCTCATAACTTATATCTGTATCAATAGTGATGCGTAAACACCCATTTTGAATCAGTAATGAGTCAGGGTTTTCTAAAATTTGTGTTAAATTATATGTACGAAATTTAGGTTGATTAGGCCACGAATGATAAGTTGGTTTATCGCCCCATGCTAGTATCATCATGCCACGATCATCATCATTTACATCACTATAATTATGCGGAAATGCGTTACCAATATATGTGATGTTTCCTTTTGTTTGGCGTTTATGAAAATGTCCTGTAAAAACATGGTCAAAATGTTGTAGTTGATTACGATTGATTTCACCATGATCAGGCATTTCAACCATAGCATTCATATAGAATGATGGTAATTCAAAGTGACCAAACAAGTATTGTGCGTTTAACTTTTGTAATTTTTTATAATCTTCACCAATAAGCCATGGTGCAATGATGCAATCCCCATCAACAATCCAATCGTTACAAATAATAATTCGATCAAGGTGTTTTGCCCATTCCATACTCTGTACATCACGACGATCTCTATAATACAAGTCATGATTACCCACGATGAAATATATTTTTTCAAAGTTTTCATTGAGTTTTTCTAGTGCCCGTAAACTATAATTTTGTGTTAGTACATTAATTGTTGCACGATTATGGTTCCAATCACCTAGAAAAAAACATGTTTCACACCCATGTTTTTTAGCGGTTGCTATAAACCATTCGACAAATTGTAAGCAGTCTTCGTTATGTTGTATACTATTGTTCTTTAGACCAAAGTGTATATCGGTAAAAACTGCTGCTTTTTTAAATAAATTAGTCATTCAAAGAATGTACTGTAGCTTGTATGACAAGTCAAAAAATTAGGATTCCTCAGCAAATTGACGTGACCAACTTGGATTTAACCCGTTAGCCTCTAGTATGTCATCACGTATACCTTGATTTTTCTTTTCTGTGTTCAATACTCGACAGAAAGAATTAGTAATGGCTGCGGTATAATACGCAAAAGGATTGCTAGATTTAGCTTCGTTAAATCGTAAACCAACATAAGTCAACTGTAAAATTGCTGCGCCACGCATTTCATCATTATAGGTATAACCACGCCAATTAAACCTCATGGCATATTTTTCACACAGCATAAGATACATTTTTGCTAATTTGTTAGTAATTTGCCCTTTATCTTTGTCAAAGTGCCCTGTATAGATATCTCCCTGCCAATGTGATTTACCAACACAATACATTTGGTTACCTGCTTCAGCATAGCGAAAATGTTGGAATGGTGGAAAATTAACACGAACATGACTCATATCGTTCATGCCCATTTCTTTGTTTAGTTTAGGATCATCTAAATCCTCGTAAGTTACTTCTTCATCCAAATCAAATTCAAATAATTCACGTGCTGATTTCTTTTTGTCTACTTTTCTAGCTTGTTTTGGTGCAAGTGGTATGTGATCCCATGTCATCACTCTGAAAACTAAATCAATATGGTCAATAGTGCTTGGGTCAATTTTAGTACCACTTTCAACTCCTAAACGATACGCACGATTTTCTTTTGCTTTTTGGATAACTTCAGGACGTAATGCAATGGCTAAGCTATTTTCAAGTGATACACCTTCTTCATAATCAATAATGTAATCATATTGATGGTCTTCAGGTTCTCGGTAACTGCAGTAAGTATTTTTGCTTAGGTGTATTTCTTTTAGTATGTCCTTATTATTAAGGTAGTTAAGGGGTTTTTTAATGACTGTCATAGGGTTCCAAATGTTATAATACCTGTATTGTTGCACAGTTACAACAAAAAATCAAGAAATTTGGATTTATACAGGTGGATAGAGAATTATTTACTGCTATGAATTATAGATAAAAATACGACTTTTTAAAATCATAAATATAAAAAGAAGGGTAGAATCATGTCATCAAAAGTACCATCACAAGCAGATTTACAAGCTAATAGAACGGTTCTTGAAAATCGTAATGCTAATTTAGAAAAATTAAAAGCTAAAGCATTAGCTAATGGTAGTGCGAATACTGCGGCTGAATATCAGCGCATGATTAATGAGAATAATATTAAAATAAATGATTATACTGCCAATATTAATAACTATACTAATTATTTTAAAGCAGAGACTGAGCAACTTAATTATGAAAAATGGGTTGAAGGTGGCACGAAAGGAACGGAAGCAAACCCTATACCATCAAGCATTAAAGCTCAGACTACAACCACTGTTACTGAAGTATCCACTGATTCAGGTGGCGGAACTTATACAGTTAGTAGGGCAAAAGATACACCCAATGCAACTAGTCAAGGTTTACAATCAAACGCTGATAAGTTAAAAGCACAGTCAGAATTGTATTTGGTTGATCCCAATACTACAGCAGGGCAAAAATTATTACAACAAGGGTTAGACAATGGCACTATTACCCAAGCACAGTTAACAGAAATTAAATCATTATCGCCTGATCAACGTTTTGATAAAGCATCTGACATAGCAAATCAAGGAATCTCACTTGAAAGCCAAGCACAAGCTGCTATGACACGTGGTGAAACATCAGTAAATTATGCGCCTAGTACCACAACAACCCGTGTTAACACTGTTACTACTGATACAGGTAATGTAAACCCAAGACCGTTAACAGGTGCTGTTCCTGAAGCAGGTATTACTACTCAAAATGTTGGCAATCTTACGGTACAAGCAGTTAATAACAATAACGGTACAACCTCTTTAACTGCGCCATCAGGTTTAAGTGTTACTGTTGACAATAATCCTGTTGCTGCGACAAATGCAAATACAATTATAAATCCTGCAAGTGATCCTAACACAAACCCAAATACTTCGCCTGTTAATACACCTTCGCAAGTAAGTTCATCAGACATTGCTGCAGAATGGCGTGGACAAGCGTTACAAGCACAACAACAAAAAACTGATGCAGAGGTAAGATTAGCAAGCACTACGCAACAACGAGTACAAAATGATTTAGAAATTGTACGACTACGAGAACAAATTTCTAATCCTAATACAGCACCTGATGCAAGAAATATAGCAGAACAACAACTTGCATCATTAACTAATGAAAATAGTACGCTAGCTATACAACAAAATGCGATTACTTCAGAAATACAAAATTACCAAACTGCTATAAATCTTTCTACTGCTAATGCAGAATCTGCTGAAGCTGCCCCTGAAGGAGTTAATAATCCTGTAGCTCAAGTTGTTGGCGAAGAACCTTCAATATTATTGACACCTGAAACACAGAATGAAGCTGCATTTTTAGAAGCCAATGGTGCTGTATATAATGAACCACCAACCATAGATCCTGCAACTAGCGGAGAAAATTTTGTTGATTTTGATGATGCACCTATACCACGTAGTCAACAAACCATTGACCCAAATAGTGATGCAGGTCTTGCAGCATTGGAAGGCATTGATACACCAAGTATCGATCCTGCCTTTGGAGAAGATGAATATGGTGCAGGTGGCGAAACAATTGGCCCAGGCGCAACCATCGGCGTTCGTGCACAACCAAATACAGATCAATTTGTTGGTGATTCTAATAATAGTAATCAATCACCTGCTGTAAAATTTCAAAAAGCTGCTGATTGGCGTGTACGCATTAGTTTAGCTCCAAGCGCAACCTATTTGTATAAAGACCCAAAAATAAGTAATAAAGATATATTATATCCATTACAATCAACGAATGGTGTAATATTTCCTTACTTACCTACTGTACAGTTAAATTATACTGCTAATTATGATGCAACTGAACCTACACATAGTAACTACAAAATTTTTAGTTATCGTAATAGCGCAGTAAGCGATATTCAAATTACAGGTGATTTTACTGCACAAAACGTATCCGAAGCCATATACTTACGTGCTGTAATACATTTTTTTCGTAGCGCAGCTAAGATGTTTTATGGACAAGATCAAGCACCTAAAGCAGGTACTCCACCACCCTTACTTTACTTAAGTGGTTTTGGTGAATATCAATTTGATAATCATCCTATGGTGATTAGTAGTTTTAACTATAGTTTGCCCAATGATGTAGATTATATCATGGCAGGTTCAGTAAGCGGTGGTATTAGACAAAGTAATAATCAAAACCTTAGCCCACCTGCTACATCAACTAATCCATTTTTAACACAGTTTAATCGTTTAGTAGGTAGTAGGTTAGAAAAAGGTGCATTGAATAGACCACCTGAATTTAGAACAGTGATAACAGGTGAAACAACCCGTATACCTACAAAGATACAAATACAACTAACTTTCCATCCGATAGTAACACGTCGAACGATAAGTAATAAATTCAGTTTACGTGATTATGCAACAGGAAAATTATTACAAGGAAGCACCAACGCAGGTTTTGGTGGAGGAGTATGGTAAATGAAATATCCATCAACTAGCCCTTATTATCTAACCAACGTAGTCAATAATGCTTACTTAGACGTTATGACTAATCGCCCTATACCTATTAATACAGGTGATGTATATTGGGAAATTACATCAACTTACCATTTACGTCCTGATTTATTAGCTTTTGACTTATATGATGAATCAAAATTATGGTGGGTATTTGCACAGCGTAACCCAAATACGTTGGTAGATCCGTTATACGATTTTGTTCAAGGCAAAAGAATATATCTACCTAAAGCAGAAACATTAAAAGCAGTGTTAGGATTATAATGGAAATAACAGTAAACGGATTTACATTTGTTCTTTCACCTAGCAATAGAGTAATTGTCAAAGGTGGTGGAATTCGTGGTTCAGGTATTGACCTTGGCTCAATTGATTCATTTACACCTAGTTCTTTTTTAGGTGGCATTAAAGGTGTTCCTGCAGCATCAAATGTACAAGATCAACTTCAGGCAACTGCCGCTAACATACCTGAAGTTGTTGCAGCACTACAAACTAAACCTAAAGAAGAAACAGCACCACCTGCAACTGAATCAAAACCTGTTCAAGAAGAACCTTTACCACCCGCAGCAACCAATAGTGCCAATGAAACTGAATCACAAAATGAAACATATACAGGCGCACAAGATGATAATACGCCAAGAGAAACAAGTCAATCAGCAGCAGCATCTGAAACAGGGTCAGAAGTAACTGATGATATGCGTGGTGGTGTGCCTACTGAAGCACCTACAGTAAATCAAGCAAGTGCTGCAAAAACACAAACTGCTAGTAATGATACGTTGCCTGGTCGCCGTGTGTTTAACCCTTTATCACAATTATCAAGTTATACCTATCAGATTACTTGGTATATGGTTAATCCTGATGCCATAGCAAGTTTAAATAATTCTAACTATACAAATATTAATACATTTTTGCCACAAGGTAGTGGTGGACAGCCACAAGCTTATGTTATAGCGCAAAGTGGTGGTGTGGGGGATCCAAAGTATAGACCTCCTGGGATTTATTATGATTACTATATCGACGATTTACAATTTAAAACGGCGTTGAGAATACCTGGCGGTCCTGCTAGTGGTATGAATTTTGAGTTTAAAATTGTTGAACCAAATAGTTTTGGCTTAGCTACTCAACTTGTCATGGCAGCAAATACGTTATACAAAAATAGTAAAATACTTAATAACAGAGATCCCAAGAAAACACCCTTACCATTGGATCAACATTTTGTACTTGCTATACGTTTTTATGGTTATGATGAAAATGGAACTGTTATTGATGCAACTAAGTTTTCATCTAAAGATACTATGGGTGGTAACCCTAGCGCAGTATTTGAGCGTTATTACTTAATTAAAATTACTGAATTTAAGTTTAAACTAGATGGTAAAGCTACTACTTACAATATTAAAGCAGCACCTGTGCCCATGTCTGAGGCATATGGAACAAAACGTGGGTTAATTTCTACACAAATTTCTTGTAAAGGTGGCAATGTTGAATCTGTATTAACAGGTAATGATGGATTAATTACACAATTAAATAAAATACAAGAAGATTTAGTCAAAAGTAACTTATATAAACTAGCGGACAAATATGAAATTAAGTTTGAACAATCAAGTATTATACCACAAGCTAAACTTAATAATGCTAAGCAAGATAAATCTAATACAGTAACATCTCCTGTCAATAGCACTGTAGATAATAATCCACAACAAGCAGCTAAAGCTGTAGCATTATCAACGGAAACAAATATTCCAATTACACCACAACCTATATTATCAGCTATTGATAAAATAATTTCACAAAGCGAATATGTATTATCAGCATTAAATCAAGTTAATACGCCTGATTCGTCTACAGGTGAAACGGATCCTAAACCACCATCAAAAGAATTAAATTGGTACCATATTAATCCTATTGTAGAACCTTATGGATGGGATGAATTACGTAAAGATTGGGCGTATAAATTAACTTATCAAGTACATGAGTATAAAATACCTTATCTAAGAAGCCCATATACAGGTTCACGAGCAGAGTACAGCGGACCACACAAGCGTTATGAATATTGGTTTACAGGGCAAAATAGTGAAATAATTAATTATGAACAAACCTATAATGGGTTATACTATTTGTTATTTGCTCAAATTTCAGGTGATAATAAAACTATATCTGATGGTAACGGTAATGCACCTATAGCAGCAGTTGGTGGTCCGCCTCAAGCAACAGATAGTAGCGGTGGTGGCATTGCAGGTGGACAATCTGCACAAATTCAAAACTTCTTATATAGCCCAAAAGATCAAGCACAATTTAAGGCAACTATATTAGGCGATCCTGATTACCTAACACAAAGCGTAGGTATGAACACACTGAATACTAATTTTTATAAAAAGTTTAGTGTATATGGTTATGATGGGTTTACTATAAATCCTAATGGTGGCGAAGTTTTTATAGAAATAACCTTTAAAGAACCTGTTGACTATAATGCATCGATTGACCCTAATACACGTGTTGTTTCTTATAATGATGAAAATGGTTTATTAGGTATTAATCAAAGTGTAAGTTTTTATAGCCCAAAATTGTTTAGTAATCAAGCAGCAGAGAGTAAATCTTTAGTATATATGTTGGTTACTGTGACAAGTTCGTTTTCACGTGGACGTTTTACGCAGGAATTAAGTGGTGTTCTCATCGACCCAGGTGCCTTCTTCCAACGTCGAAAACAAAGTGGTGGACAACAAAACGGGCAAAACCCACGAGAAGAATCACAAGTTGCTACGCAGAATAACCAAAATCAACGAGCAGGTGATTTGGTTGTAGCCCCACAAGTGGGTAGTCAGCCACCCTATGATGAGTCTACCGAGCACACCCCTAGTATCGTCAACCAAACTAACAATGATGACAACGATAACAGAAATGAAAATGCTAGATTATTAGCAAGAGTACCTGCACCTGATAGCACACGTGAAGAGCCTCCACCAACATAGAGTATAACATATGGCAAATAATATACAAAAATCAACGGGAGTACCTGAACAACTTAAGACTGACCGTGGTAATGCGTTCTTAATTTCAGAACCACGTATTGGCATTGTTAAATCTACTATTGATGCATGTCATAGCGGTATAATACAAGTATGGATAGCAGGTTTACAACAAAGTAATAATCCTGAAGATAATGCATATTGGATTCCTGTGCGTTATATGAGTCCATTTTATGGTGTATTAGATAGTAGCAGTGCAGGTGATTCTTATGGTGACTTTAAAAATAATCCACAAAGTTATGGATTTTGGGCTACACCACCTGATATAGGCACTGAAGTAATTTGTGTATTTGTTAATGGTTCGATTAATCAAGGTTATTATATAGGTTGTATACCTAAGGTTGAAGCACATAATATGGTTCCTGCGGTGGCGCCTGGGAACAAGCGGTTTATTCCAAATAGCACAGAAGCTAGTGCTTATGGTGCAGCGGATGCATTACCTACAAGTGAAATTAATACTAATAACGATGGCGTTAATGATAGTTCTACTTTTTATGATCAACCACGTCCTGTGCATAGTTATCAAGCGGCAATTTTAGCACAACAAGGACTAATTCGTGATACAACACGTGGTGTAATTAGTAGTAGTTCATATCGTGAAACACCAAGTAGAGTATTTGGCATCAGCACCCCAGGTGGCGAAATCTACGAAGGTGGTTTTAATAACAAAACCATTAAACAAGCTATTAAAAACGAAAAAAATCCTAAAAAGTTTAAAGTAATTGGGCGAACAGGTGGTCATTCATTAGTCATGGATGATGGTGATATTGAAGGTGGTAATCAACAAATAAGATTACGCAGTGCAGGTGGTCATCAAATTACAATGAGTGATGATGGACAAACATTGTTTATCATACATAGTAATGGTCAAAGTTGGGTTGAGTTAAACAGTGAAGGTGCTATTGATATATTTTCTACTAATAGCTTTAATGTTAGGACATTAGGTGATATTAATTTTCATGCTGACCAAAACATTAACATTAATGCTAAAAAAGAATTACGTATTAAAGCAGAGAGTATTGGTATAGAAAGTGACACAACATTGACCCAACGTGTAGGCACTGATCATGCAGTTAGTGCGGGTGGCAAACATACAATGTTTGTTGGTGGTGCCATGAGTTTACAAAGTGGTGGAGATGCTAGTTTTGCTAGTAAAGCCACAACCTACATTAATGGCGGTCCTGACATTAACCTAAACACAGGAGCAACAGGAACAGTACCTGAAGAAGTTCCAAAAAATGAACCTAAAAATCATAATGATACAACTTATTCACAAGAAAAAGGATGGTTTAGTTCACCTTTAAAATTACAAAGTATTGTATCACGTGCACCAACACATTATCCCATGGCAGAAACTGATGGTTCAACAGGTGGTGTGGCAGTACAGGCTAATTTAGTAGCACCTGCTTCGCCACCACAGCCACCTGCAGCAACACAAGCTGTTATAGATTCTGCACCAAGTGCACCACAAACTCCTGTATCTTCATCAGTTACCGCAGCTAATTCTAATATACCTATACCATCAAAGAATGCATTACCTACGCCAACTACATTAGCCATGGTGTCACAAAATGCAGTAAACAATGCAGGATTAAGTACAGCAGCAGCAACTGCACAAGGTGTTGTAGGAGCAGGTGTATCGACGGTAACACAGATGATGAATGCAGGGCTTATGAAGCCAGGCGCAGACCTAGTTATCCAACGCCAATTACAAGCAGGATTACCCGCAGATAAAGCTATTACATCAAATTTATTAACAGGTGTATTAGGAGCATCTACGCCACAGCAATTGTTAAACAATGTTGGTGCACAAGCTAGCGCATTTGTACAAAATGTAAACCAAGGTGTACAACAGCTACAAGCAACAGGAGCAATAACTTCTAACTTAGCACCTACACAAGTAGCAGGTATGGCAATGGCAGTTGCTAATCAAGGATTATCAACAGTAACACAAGCCTTAGGTGGTAACGCACAAGCTGTGGCAAAAATTGGTGGTGACATTGCTAGTGGTAATTTTGCAAGTGGTTTAGCAGATAAATTGGCAAGTGGTGGGGCAGGTGTTGCAGCTAGTATAGGTGGTGCCATATCAGGTGCATTAACAGCGGCAGGTAGTGCCATAAGCGGAGCAGCAGGTGCATTAGGTGGTGCACTTAGTGGGGCAGCAGGTGCACTTAGTGGGGCAGCGGGGGCATTAGGTGGCGCAGTAGGTGGTTTATTAGGCTCAGTAACAAGTAAAGCAGGGCAATTAATTTCATTATCTGAGCAAGCATTCCGTGGCATTGAAGCATCATTTACAAGTTTTAAAGCAAACGTACCAAATGTGGGTGGTGGTGGCAATCCTGTATTACCACAAAGTGACACAGTGAAGAAATTTGCAAATGTTGCACAATTAGAAAAAGAAGTTAAAGATGCAAAAAACACTTATTATGGTGATAAGACAGATGAAAATAAAGCAGCATGGGATGCAGCGTTAGAAAAATTAAAACAAGCGGAGCAAGAAGTAGAAAAAGACGCTAAATCAATTGTTGCAGGTGCAGCGTCAGGTTTACCAAGTGCAGTAGGTGGGGTTATTAACGCACAGAATATGCAAGGTTTGGCTAATAAAATTACGGGTGGTATTGCAGAAGTTGGTACTAGTGCAACAAGTGGACTAAACGCCCTCCCAGGCGGCATCACCACTATGATGAATACCGTAAAGAATGCGATCCCTGGTACCGCCACCTCCAACCCACTTGCCCAAATTGGTGCAGCAGTAGGTTTAGGTGCTGCAGGAAGTTCAATTAATAATATCTTACAAAATGCATCACCTGCAGCAGGGTTAGTTAATTCATTATCAGGTGCAGTAAATAATACCTTAGCCAAAGCAGCGGGTGGGTTAAGTTCATTACCTAGTGCAATATCTGCGCCTAATATTAGTTTAGATGCTATGAAAGGTGAATTAACAAAATCAGCAGGAGCTATAACAGGTAAATTAAATGCAGGATTAGGTTCACTAGGATCAAGTGCAGGTGCCTTTAAAGTACCAACTATTGCAACAAATACATTTAATAACGATGCTATAGTGGCAAAAGCAGGTAGTTTAGTAGGTGATTCTAGCATACCTGCACCTGTGTTTACCCCACAACCTAAAAAGCAACAAGATCCTGATGAACAATTATCAGCATTAGAACAAGCATATCAAAAAGTACAAGAAGAAACAGCAAAAAGTAAAGAACTTCTTTTATATAGACAAAAGATTAGTCAGAACTATGAAGAAGGAAAAATTGATAAAGACGCTTATCTAAGATTATTGAAACTGTGGGTAGAAAAGGCAGATGCAAGACTTAAAAGTCAAGAAGCGGCTGAAGCAGCATATGCAGCATTACTTAAAGGTGAATCAGCAGGTGATGGAACTGCTACATAACATAGGTTATAAATAATATATTATGGCTACATACTACGGATTTTCAACGCAAGAAATAGGGCAATTAACACGCCTCACCGAACCAGGCAAAGACGGTGGCGTTGCAGGTATTTCCAAACCTGTTCCTATAACTAAAAAATTCACACTAGTTGATCAAAATCTTGTTATTCGTGATTTATTAAATGCTTTTAATATTAGACAAGGCGACAAAGTCGGTCAACCAAGTTACGGTTGCGTACTATGGAATTTTGTCTTTGAACCAAACAACTTAACAGTACTTGGGCAGATTGAAGATGAAGTACGTCGAATTGTTAATTCTGATCCAAGAATTATTCTAAATTCAGTTTATATTAATAATCAAGAAAATGGCGTATTGATTGAATTAGAACTTGCCTTTACACCATTTAATACACCACTAGATTTAGGAATTCTTTTAGATAGGAATTTAGGGGTCGCTACAACGGTATAAATATCAATATAAGGACAACATATGGCATCTAGTAGCAGACAAAGTGCGCTTTTTGGTGTACAAGATTGGAAAAAAATATATCAAACTTATCGTGAGGCTGATTTTGTAAGCTACGATTATGAAACCTTACGTAAAACATTTATTGACTATCTTACTACCTACTACCCCGAAACATTTAATGACTACATAGAAAGTAGTGAATTTATCGCATTACTTGATGTAATGGCATATATGGGTCAAGCACTTGCTTTTCGTAGTGACCTTAACGCACGTGAAAATTTTATTGATACAGCAGAAAGACGTGACAGTGTTATTAAACTTGCCAATCTTGTTAGTTATACACCAAAAAGAAATATTACAGCACAAGGTACTTTAAAAATAACTGCTATACAAACTACTGAGGATATACGTGACATCAATGGTACACCACTAGCTAATCAACCTATACAGTGGAATGATCCTGCTAATCCATATTGGCAAACTCAATTTAATTCAATTATTAATAGTTCGCTTATTAGTAGTCAGTACGTTGGTCGCCCAGGCAACTCTGCCACCCTACTTGGTATAAAAACTGATGAGTATACGTTGAGTATCCCTGGGGGGTATTTGCCTATTGTTCCATTTGTAGCACAAGTGGATGGTGTTGATATGAACTTTGAAGCAGTTAGTGTAACTAGTTTAAATCGTGATTATCTTTATGAAATTCCACCTGCTCCTAGTGGTGCATTTAACATATTATATCAAAATGATCGTCTAGGTTTTGGCAGTGCTAATACAGGATGGTTTGTATATTTTAAACAAGGTGTACTACAAAACGTTGATTTTAATTTTCCTGATGCAGTAGAAAATAATGTGCAACTTGTTAATATTGAAGGTATTAATAATACTGATACATGGCTATACAAATTAGACTCGCAAGGTAATACAGAACAATTATGGACTCAAGTTGAAAGTATCTACGCAAATGCACAACTACAACTTGAAAACAGTTTACGCACTATTTTCAGTGTAACATCAAGAGCAAATGACCAAGTTACCTATGTGTTTGGTGATGGCGTATTTGCTGAAATACCTGTAGGTAGTTTTAGAGCGTATGTACGCAGTGGCAATGCACTAAAGTATACCATTGATCCTAATGAAATACAAGGCATTACAGTAAATATTGGTTACTTAAGTCGTACCAATCGTATCGAAACCTTAACACTTACTCTAAGCTTACAAAACCCAATTAACACAGCACTTACACGTGAAAGTTTAGCAAGCATTAAAGAACGTGCACCTGCAAGATATTATACACAAAATCGTATGGTAAATGGTGAAGATTATACTAATTTCCCATATACTTTATACAATAGTATTGTCAAATCTAAAGCATTAAATCGCAGTAGTATTGGTGTAACACGTAGCTTAGATTTATTAGACCCAACAGGAAAATATAGTAGTACTAATGTATTTGCTAACGATGGTGCATTATGGATCGTTGATGGTGATGATCCTACAACAGGAGCACCAACTTCTGCAACTACTTTTAGCTTAAGTAATATTAATTTTGCTACAGAATTTTTAACGCAATCATTTAAACAAATTATTAGTAGTTCACAATGTCAACAATATTATCTACAATATTATCCACGTTATAGTGGATATTACACACCCGCAGGTGTAAGTGGTAGTTATCAAGTATATTGGAACTTATCAACAGTCAATAGTGATAATGTAACAGGCTACTTTTATATAAGCACGACAGCAGATTACCCCCAAACGGTAGGTCCGTTAAATGGAACAGACTTGCGTTATATTGCACAAGGTACGCTGATTAAGTTTGTTTGTCCTAACCCTGATACACAATGTTTTGATAAAAATAATCGCATTGTAACACGCCAACCAAATTATATTATAGGTGACAAAACTTATATTTGGGTTGGGGTGGAAGAAGTTATAGGTGATGGTGAAAACTTTGGTAATGGTAATCTTGAAAACGGAAGCGGTCCAATTACCCTAAGTGAGTATGTTCCACAAACTGCTATTATTGATAAAACACTAAGTTCAACTTATACGGTAACGGCTATAACGAAGGCGACTCCTGGCATTGTTACTACGAGCGGTACACATTTATTAGTTGATGGTCAAGAAGTAGTACTAACAGGTGTTGTTGGTATGACTGAAGTCAATGCTAAAACATATTATGCTAAAGTAACGGGTTATTCAACTACTACATTTGCTCTATACAATGATCCTGCGCTAGAAAACCCTGTAAACACATCCATATATACAACCTATGTTAGTGGTGGTACGGTGACAACCACTGCAACAGGGATTATTCCATCAATTGATACATCATTAAGTAATACTATTATTCGCCAATGTTTAAATTTAATTCAATTACGTCAAGATTTTGCGCTAAGTTTTGATAATAGTATTACTGCTAATTTAGAGCGTTGGGAAGTTGTTCAACCTATTCCAACATCTTCAGTTACGCCAACATCGTATTTTATGAGTTTTACTTTTAATAGTGTTGATAATGTTTATTATGTTCGTTACCGTACGTTACAATATTATTTTGGTAGTGTAAGTGAAGTAAGATTTTTCTTTGATCAATTTGAAAAAGTTTTTGATAATAAGAGTGGACAAACTATAGCTGATTTTGTAAACATTCAAGGTGTTAATTCTAATTTACAATCTGCTGCGCCATTGGGAACTGATTATTTCTTAGATATTATAGCACAACCTGTACAAAGTGACGGATATGCTGATGATTATGCTGTAGAAATAACAAGTATAGATTCTGACACAGGATATCCCATTGACCCTGATTTCTTTGAATTAATTACTGATACAACAACAAGTCCATATCCATATGTATTCTTCCGCACTGTAACTGACAGTTTAGGTTTGTATCGTCAAGAAATTGTACCTAATGGTGCTATTGTTATAGCACAGGAAACATATGCAGATGTTTATGCAAATCGTTACTTATATCCTGCAGGAACAACATTTTATACAGACTATGATCCTGTTTCCTATAACATTGTAAGTATTAGTGCAGCTACACCTGCTGTTGTTACTACATTGCCACATAATTTTAGTGATGGGCAACGTGTAGTTATTACAGGTGCAGGTACAAATAATGGTGTAAAATTTGTAAAAGTTACAGGATATACATCAACAACCTTTGCGCTTTATAGTGATCCTAGCTTAACAACACCTGTTACAGGGGTGTCAGCAGTAAGTGGTATTGTCAAAACCGTCCCAGGTTGGTACACCACCGTACTAAACAATGTTACTAACGTTGTTACCCTAAGCGATGTTACTGCAGATTATAGCGTTGAATCAGGACGTGGTGCTATAATTTTCCAATATCGACATAATAGTAATAATACTACCCGCATCGACCCTGGAACCACCAACATCATTGATTTATACGTTGTAACACAACAATATTATACTGAATATACCAATTGGATTAATGATACGACAGGCGTATTGCCTGAACCATTAGTACCAACAATTAATCAACTTACTCAAGCTTATGGTGATGTTGATCAATATAAAATGTTAAGTGACAGTGTTGTATTGAATAGTGTACAGTTTAAGCCATTATTTGGACAAAAAGCTTCACCTGCATTACGTGGTACGATTAAAATTATTAAAAGTCCATTTACCACTGCTAGTGATAGTCAAATACGTAGTGCTACATTAACTGCACTGAATAATTATTTTAGTTTAGATAAGTGGAATTTTGGCGATACTTTCTATTTTAGTGAATTAACAGCTTATTTGCACGTTGAGTTAGGTGATTTGATTAATTCTGTGGTGGTAGTACCACAAGATCCTAATCAAAAATTCGGTGATTTATATGAAGTACGCTGTGCACCATACGAGATTTTTGTTAATGGTGCCACTGCAAATGATATTGTCATTGTAGCTAGCCTTACACCAACCGTTTTGCAGCAATAATCTAAATATGCTGATAATTACGGCGACTAAATACATTTATTAGCATATAAAATAACATGGTAACTAAGGTACGCACAATCGATTTTTTGCCTGAAATATTCAGGACTGAGACTAACAGACAATTTTTGTCTGCTACACTTGACCAATTGACGCAGCAAAAGAATGTATCTGCCGTACAGGGATATATTGGCGAGAAATTTGGTTATGGTATTAGTAGAAATGACAAGTATGTTGTTGAGCCTGATAAAACTAGAACTGATTATCAGTTAGAACCTGCAGTTATCTTTTTAAAAGATGATACGCAAACACCACAAGACTTCATCACTTATCCTGGCATCGTCGATGCACTGCGACAACCCAATAATGTTACCTTAAACCCACAATCATTGTTTGAACAAGACAGTTACAGTTGGGAATCTTTTATTAACTATGACAAATTATTAAACTATCAGCAGTACTATTGGTTACCGCTTGGTCCTGACACCGTGTTAGTATCTACTGATACTGTATATAATCGCAGAACCTATACCGTTATTGATTCAAATGATGGTTATCGCATTTCAACGTTTGCTCAAAAAAACCCAATCATCACGTTATTACGTGGTGGAACATATAAGTTTGTAGTCGATGGCAATGCGCCATTTTGGATTCAAGGTGTCCCAGGCACCAACGGAACCGAACCCCTATACCCAAATATAAGCACAAGAGATGTACTAGGTGTTACAAATAATGGTACGGCAAGTGGTGAAATAACCTTTACAGTACCTGCAAGAGATGCACAATCGCAGTATATATTGCCTGGTAATCATACGGTGGATATTATTTGCACAAGTAATTATGATGACATAAATGGTAAAACTTTAGCAGATATTGGTGGTTCAATTGATGGTGTTACTGATTTGAATGGTAAAACTATTATGTTTTACGGTCCATCTAGTGTGGCTAATCAAATTAAGTACTATCGTATTGAATATGATACAAACAATAACTTAACTGCAACAACAACACCTGATGCTAATTATACAAGTGTTTCTACCATTGGCGTAGTTGATGTAAGTGATATTTACGCAGGTATGGTTATTTCAGGTAGTGGTATACCATCAGGTACTATAGTAGAAAACATTATCAATTCAAATTTATACTTAAGCAATGCTATTACTGTAACTACATCAACTACATTAACATTTAGCAATAATCGTTTTCCTGTGCCACCATCAGTGTCAGTAGGCTATAACGCAGCACCATATGCTGCATATGATCAAAATTATATTGATCCACTACAAAGTTCATATACACCCGTAGAAATTGGTTTTGATCAAACAATTGTATTACGCTTGGTAGATATTGGCAATATTCCTACTATGGAAACTATTACTGCTAACTTAGGTACTGTATATCAAGCAAGAAAGTTCTTTAGAAATTTAGCAGGTCAAATTGAGTTAATACCATATCTTAGCGCACAATTAGATAGACTATACTATCAAAACGCTAATGATCCAAATAGTGTTGGTATTATTGAATTGATTGAAAGTAACGCTGATGCTTATATCTACATTAGTGATATTCTCGGTAAAACAAATTATACAAGTCCTAATAAAGTACAATTTACTAATGGTTTGAAAATTAGTTTTGAAGGTAATGTAGTACCAAGTTCATACGAGGGTAATGAGTATTATGTAGAAGGTGTAGGAACAGCCATTCAATTGATTCCTGTAGGTGATTATGCAACACCTGAGATCTATACTGATCCAATTTTTGTACCTTATGACATGGAACCTTACGATACAACAGGATATGATGTTGTATTGAATCAACCACTTGATGCGGATTATTTAACAATTAGTAGATTATCACGTGATCGCAATGCATGGTCACGTAGCAATCGTTGGTTTCATTATGATGTGTTACAAGCTACCTACAATTATACAAAGAGTGCACGTTCATTAGAAGATTTACAAAGTACAACAAATAGAGCAAAGCGTCCTATTATAGAATTTGTGCCTAATTTAAAATTATTTGATAGTGGTACAAAATCATTAGGTTCAGTAGACTTTTTTGATACTGCTACTACAGATTTATTATCTACTGTAGAGGGCATTGTACCTACATTACCAACTATAGCTAATTTTTCATCAGCAACAGAGGCTATTGTAACCATTAATAATACACAATTGGTTGGTACTATTAATCCATCTTTACCTGTTACATTAATCGAAGGACAATCTGTTGTATTACAAATACCTAGCACATGGCCTACAGAATGGCAAGTTTTAGATAATCAAATATATTATATCTATGACATAAACACGTCTAGCCCAACTGTTACTACTTTTAAATTATCAAGTGTTTCTACTATTGATACACCTGATCCTCTTGATACAAATGGTTTTACAGCACCATCAGTAGGCACAGCCTATGCAAGTTTTGGTGAGTATATTATTGATGGTGAAAGTGTATTTGATGGTGCTAGAATTATTGTAAGTAATGATACTGATGCTAGTGTACGAAGTAAAGTATATTATGCAACCTTTGTTCAAATCGATACAGCGGGAACTGTTGTAGCAAGTTTTGTTCCTGATACAGATGTTACAGTGACTAATTTAAGTCAAGCAGTTATTACACGAGGTGACGTATCTTATAATCATCTTGGACGAACATTTGTTTATGAAGATGTGTTGTTTAATAATGCAGGTGGATGGCAACAATGTCAACTAAAGACAGGACCTAACCAAGCACCCCTATTTGATATATTAAATGAAAATGGTGTAAGTTTTAGTAATACGTCATCATATCCTGCTACTACTTTTGCAGGAACAAAGTTATTTTCATATACAGAAAATAGTTCTAATCCTGATGATCCTGTATTAGGTTTTCCATTAGAATACACAAGTTTAGAAAATACTAGTGATATTAATTTCACAGTAAACCTTAACGTAGATACATTTAGTTATACAAGTGGTTCAACTACTGTTACAGAATTAATCAATACAGGCTATGTTAATCAATATGAAATCATTGATGTACCAACCAAGCGTATTGGATGGGTAAATTCTATAGAGCAAAGTGTACAATATCAAGTATTTTCATTTACAACATCAGCTCTTAATACAGCAAACAATATTACAACGGTAAGATGTGATATTCCTGCTCAACCTGACACAGGATGGAATCCTGTTAAAGTATATCTAAATAATCGTTACTTAAAACCAAATGAATTTACCTACACAGTGACTTCATCAGAAACTATTGTGTATATACCTAATGGATTTAATGATTTACCTGTTGTAGTGGAACTGCTTAGTGCAGAGGTTAGTCCTACAGCATACTATACAGTACCTACTAACCTAGAAAATAATCCATTCAATGTCAACCCAACAACAATTGATTTAGGTGGTATTAGAAATCATTGGATTAGTATATGCGAAAATAGTGGATTAGTAACGGGTAGCTTTGTTGGTAATAATAATAGTCGTGATTTACCAAATTTAGATCCATATGGAAATAAGATTATTCAAAACAGTGCGGCAATGTTGTTGCCTGGGTTGTTTTTGCGTAAAGCAGGGTATAATATATTAGATGCGTTAAATTTTAATTCTAATGAATATACAAATTATAAACAAGTTATTGTTGATACTGCTTATCAGTTAGATTTTGGTCCTTACGACAGCCCATCGACCATATTAGATACTATAGTACAGCGTTTAGTACAAGCTAAAGCAGATACTGCTCCTTTCTTTTGGAGCGATATGTATTTTAGTGGCGATCCTTATATCACTAACACTTATCGTTTCCGTAATCAAGCAAGCACTGCTACCTATACATTAAGTAGAATCTATGATTTTACAAGTGCAAATTACTATGGTTTAGGCATTTATGTAACACGTATCATTGATGGTATTGCACGTGAGATACAATTATTGCGTGATGTAAATTGGGTAACTAGTACAACATCACCTAGCGTAACCATAACCTATAGTTTTTTAGCAGGTGATGTTGTTACCGTTAAAGAATATAATCAAACTTATGGTACATTCTGTCCTAATACACCATCAAAATTAGGCACCTATCCTGCTTTTGTACCACAGGTATTGCTTGATAATACATACCTTACGCCAACGTATTTTATTGTAGGTCATGATGGTAGTTATAATAAGTTATATGGTACATATATTAATGGTCGTTTAACAGACCCACGTGACATTGCACTGTTTGAGTTTGAAAATCGTGTATGGAATAATATTAAAGTAACACAAGATATTCCTATTGTTTATGCCGATGTAGCCCCAGGCAAATTCCGCACCACGTCATATTCTGAAGAAGAAATTTTACAGATTAAAAATCCATCATTCTTAAATTGGATTGGAAAGAATAGATTAGATTATAGAACTAATTTCTACCGTTCAAATAACGCATTTTCATATAATTATCGTGGCAGCACAATGAGTATTGATGATAGTATCATTACTCAAGGCTATTGGCGTGGTATATACAATTGGCTATATGATACAGATACGCCAAACATTACACCATGGAAAATGTTAGGCTTTGCAGTACGTCCTACATGGTGGCTAAGTTATTATGGTGATGCACCATATACTAGTGATAATACTACATTGTGGACAGATTTATCAAATGGTTTTGTTTGGAATAATGGTGATAGTTATACTATTACAAAATATGTTCGCCCACAATTATTAAGCATTATACCTGTTGATAGTATGGGCAATCTAGTGCCACCATTAGAATTAGTTGTTAATTTCTATAATACGCTTGATTTTAATAAAAGTTGGTTACCAGGCGATGACTCCCCAACCGAAGCAAGTTATGAAAAGAGTAGCACTTATCCATTTGATTTAATGCGTTTGTTAGTATTGACAAAACCTGCACAATTTTTTAATTTAAATGTTGATCGTGATTTATATAAGTTTGATGTTGAGTTAGGGCAATGGTTATACAATAACCGTTATCATATTAACCCTAATGATATTGTTGTATATGGTGATGGTACGCCAAAGCATAGTTATATTAATTGGGTAGTAGATTATTTAAATCAGCGTGGTATATCATCAACCTCTGAGGTACAAGTATCTTTACAAAATTTAGATGTGCGTTTGGTATATCGTGTTGGTGGATTTACTGCTAAAAAGTTTTTAAGTTTTCTAGTAGAAAAAGCAAGCACTAATAGTGCAAACACAGGATTATTGATTCCTGATGATAGTTATAACATATTATTGTATGATAACGTGCCATTTGATAAGATTACTTGGTCTAGTGTGGTTGTACAAAAAACTGAAAAAGGATATTCAGTTTGGGGTAATAGTTTAACACAAAGTTTCTTTACTTGTGCTCAACCCTTAAACAACAATTACAAAGAAGTTGTTAGTTATGGTGATTATCGTGTCAGCGTAAGTACAGGATTTAGTAAAACACAAACTTACATTGTGCCTTATGGTACAGAATTTTATAGTTTAGAAGGTGTAGCTGAATTTTTAGTGCGTTATGGCGCACACTTAGCCAATCAAGGTATGTTGTTTGTTAACATATTTGATGGGGTAGAATATAATTGGACACAAATGGTTGCTGAGTTTTTATATTGGCAATCACAAAAATGGTCAGTGGGTAGTTTAATTAATCTTAACCCTAATAGCCAACGTTTAAGTATTAACAAAGATAATTTTATTGTACAACCATTAACTTTACAACAAAGTAATTTTGTACTTGATCAAAACATGTCGCCTATCAAACCAACGAATATGATGATTAATCGTGATGGCACTGCTTTTGAGTTACAAGTAAAAAATGTTGGTGATACTTTAGCTTATTCTGTTTTCAACATGTCAAATATTGAACATGCTATTGTGTTTGATAATATTACATTGTTTAATGACGTTATCTATAACGTATCAATTGGTTTACGTCAAGAACGTATTTTAATGAAAGGATATGTTACTGCTGAGTGGAATGGCTATGTTGATGCACAAGGATTTTTATTAAATCAAAATAATGTACAAGAATGGCAATCAAATATCAAGTATTCAAAGGGACAAATTGTTACTTATAAAGGACAATATTGGGTTGCATCTGAAATTATTGAACCTAACGCAAACTTTAATCAAGAACAATGGATAAAGAGTGATTATGAATCTGTACAAACAGGATTATTAGCTAACCCTAGCACTGAAGCTGCGGAAGCATTGTCTTTTTACAATACCAACGTTGCTGCATTAAATGAAGATACTGATTTATTATCATTTAGTTTAATTGGTTTTAGACCACGTGAGTACA